GATATCAGTCAGCGGCAACCAATACCGGATATCAGTCAGCGGCAACCAATACCGGATATCAGTCAGCGGCAACCAATACCGGAAATCAGTCAGCGGCAACCAATACCGGATATCGGTCAGCGGCAATTGTAGAAGGAAAAGAAAGTATTGCATTAGCTACAGGAATTGATTCAAAAGCTAAAGGAAAAATTGGATGTTTTATTGTTTTAGCAGAGTGGAAAGAAATTGATAATGAATATCATATTGTAGACGTTAAGTCCGCAAAAGTAGATGGGGAAAATATCAAGGAAGATACTTTCTATACGCTGAAAGATGGAAAATTTGTAGAAGCAGATTAAGTTGCCCTGGAAGGTGCGGTCACACCAACCAGGACGGTATCTAACTAAGAATGAGTTAGTTAAATACAGGATTATTATAACACAACCTCCTGTATTTGACAAACAAAAATATAACAGGAGGACTTTTTATGCAAAAAAATGGCGAAAATCAGCCACTTTCCAGTGAAATCATTGCTGATCTGGAAGAAAAGTTGATGGCAAGAAATATAATTATCGCTATTCTGGCAACTGCGCTTGTAGTAACTTCCAGAAGAAAGTGAGGGCAAAATGAAAGAGGTGGTAAAGACAATAGGAGAAATATTTGTAGGGATAGGGATGTTTACAGTAATCTTCTCAATCACATGGATGCTTACATCATTTGATGTTATCGGGGTGTTCTTCGTATCAACAGTCTTATTCTCAATGGTGTTTCTTCCTATTATATTGGAAATGGAGGAAAAGTAAATGCAAAGATTAAATAAAGTAAGATTATCTGGTAGAGCCGGGGAAATAGTATTCAGCCACGAACATTACGGAAGATACTATTACAAATTCATGCTGACAGTCATTCGCAGAAGCAGCGCAGTAGATATGTTTCCAATCGTTATAGAAGATTCCGTTGTGCGTGATAATGATTACAACGGAAAAGAAGTTGTGGTAACAGGAGCAATCAGAAGCATGGACACTTCTAAAAATCCAAATAAGCACCACAATGTTAGTTATATCGCAGCTGATGAAGTAGAAATCCTGGATGAACAGGTTCCAGATGGCGATATAAACAAAGTAGAGTTTATTGCCAGAAGTTGCACGAAAGAGCCATATGCAAAACTTACATCAGTAACGCACAGAAAAGTTTCAAATCTTTTTGTAGCAATTCCAAGAGAGTATTCAGAAAGAGCGGATTTTATTCGCTGTACTTTATGGGGAAAAGGTGCTGATCTGGCGGTAGAGGTTAAAAGAAATGATTACATTAAAGTAACTGGCAGGTTAATGAGCCGTGATGTTTATGTTAATGGGGAAGAAACGGAAAGTGTATATGAGATTTCCGTAAAAGAAATGGAGAAATTGGAGGATGAAGAATAATAAGAATGAAGTTCAGATATATGGCGTAATAATGGATATTCAGCCAGGAACGTTTTTCAAGGACGGAGAAAAATTCGTAAGATTCTATATTGGTGCAAAGCGTACCAGTGGGAACGTAGATTTGCTTCCAGTAATTGTTGAAGAAAAGCAGACGGAAGGCTTAAAGATTGGAAAACACGTCTATGTTGAAGGAAGATACAGTTCTTCAAACAAACATGAAAGTGGAAAGTCACATTTGATTCTTAAAATCAAAGCGGAAACAATCTGGTGTGGAGATGGTGATGGGAGTGCAGAAGGTGAAAACAAAATCATTCTGGAAGGTTATCTTTGCAAGCCTCCTATTTACCGCAGAACACCAAGAGGAAAAGAAATCTGTGATTTGATGATTGCTTGCAATGAATATGACTTGCGAAGAACAGATTATATCCCATGTATAGCATGGTGGAAAGAAGCCAGAGAAGCTGCTGATTTCAAGGTTGGAGATTTCGTAAAAATAATCGGAAGAATCCAGAGCCGAATTTATCAGAAAAAATTATCTGGTGATGAAATAGAGATTAGAACTGCATATGAGGTATCAATAGGGAGGATAATCGAGCATGAAAGTGGAAGTAAAAAAGATTTCGTTGGAGAATTACAAGAAGTTTCCGAGTAAGTCTGTAGATTTGTTTCCGAGAACAGAGATTTCTGGCAGAAACAGAGAAGGGAAATCCACATTGCAGGACGCATATTTGGACGTTCTGACAGGAAAGATGGCAAATGGTACAGAACCGACTTCTATTAGAAGAAAAGAAAATGGCTTGGAAGTGCCAAAAGTTGATGTTATAAGAGAGCTTACGCTTGCGATTGATGGAAAAGAAAAAGTGATCCGCAAAATCACAAAGCAGAAGTGGAGAAAACCAAGAGGACAGTCAGAAGAGGTGTTCGATGGAAATGAAACTTCTTATGAAATTGACGGATTCCCGGCTAAATCAAAGGATTATACCGAGTTCATCCAGTCAATAGCAGAACCTTCAACGCTTCTGATGTGCAGTAATCCAAAACCATTTCTGGACACATTACAGAAGTCAACAGCAGAATCCAGAAAGGTACTGGAAAAGATGTATGGTTTCGATATTGCTCAGTTTATGGAAGAGAATCCACAGTACGCTCATGTGGAAGAAATCACAAAAGGGCATTCCGTAGAAGATACATTGAAGAAGCTCCGAAAAGAACTGAACGCACAGAAGAAAAAGGTGGATGCCAAAAACACGGAGATTGCATATGAAACCAATCGAAGCGTTGAAGCAGAAGACGATTCTTCCTTTGAATCCAAAAAACAGGAGCTTAATGAGGAACTTTCCAAACTGGAAGAACAGGAACGGATTCTTGAAGATTCAGCAAAAGGCTATGACAGCCTTTCATATGAAATCCGTGGTTTGAAATCTTCCAGGGATGGTCTGGTTAGCAAGGCAGACAAAGAGCTGAAAGACAAAAAAGCAGCCATTATGAATGTGTATTATGACCTTGCGAAAAAGAAAATTGAAAAAGAATCAGCTATTCGAATGTTGGGAATGGAACTAGACAACCACATAAGAGCTGGACAACAGGCAAAAGCTGACTTGGATAGAGCCAGACAGGACTATCCGAGAATCAAGGAGATGGAGTGGGATGATTCTGGACTGAAAGCTATTGAAGCTGAAACATTCAATGATTCTGATACTATTTGCCCGACCTGTGGACAGGAACTGCCAGAAGAACAGATTTCCGAATTGAGAGCTTCCTTTGAAGAAAAGAAGAAATCCAGAATTGAAGCACAGTTGAAAGTAAAAGAATCCTTTGAATCGGAGAAGCAGGAAAAGCTTAAATATGTCTGCGACCTTGGAAATACTTCCGCTGCAAAATTAAAGAAAACTAACGAGGAAATCAACAAATTACAGTCGGAAATCAGTGCGGCACAGGATGAAGTTGCTGAACTCACTAGGCAGATTGAGGAAGAACAGTCCAAATTTACGGAGCTTCCGGAATCTGTAGATATGACAAATGATGAAGAATATCTTGCGGTTACAGCGATAATTGCAGAACTTGAAGAGAAACTGAAATCATTTGATGATGTTCCTGGAAAGAAACAGGAATTAAGAATGCAGATCAGCAATGTTATGAAACAGATTTCCAATGTGGATGCAGACATTAAGATTGCACAGGCAGCAGTCACAGAGAAAGAAAAGCGAGTAGCCGAACTGAATGAGGAACTGAAAAGCCTTGGACAGGTACAAGCCGATATTGAAAAGAATATTGACACCGTTCTTAACTTCTCAATTCAGAAAAATAAGGCACTGGCAGAGAAAATCAATCCACATTTTAAACATTTCCAGTTCAGTTTTCTTGATTACACGATTGAGGGAAATCCAGTGGAAACTTGCAAGATGATCTGTAATGGAATCGACTACAATAGCGGATTAAATCATTCCGACAAAATTCTTTGCGAGGTTGATTTACTGAATGGATTACAGGAAATGAATGGTCTGAATCTGCCGATTTGGATTGATGATTCGGAGAGCATTGACAAAAGCAGAATCCCTATTTTAGACAGGCAGATGATTGTACTAAGAGTGACGGACAGAGATTTGACGGCGAAAGAGCTTTAAAAAAAGAAAGGAACAGCCAGTAACTTGTTTGGCAACAAACTGGCTGCTCCATATGAAATATAGAACAAACTATATTTATTATTAGAATAACAGAAATAATTGGCTTAATCAAGTCACAGGTGATTTTGCACCTGGAATGTGAGGAGGATATTTCACTCACAAGAACCTATGTAAAACCGAATATTGGAAATTGAGGTTTGAGATATCTGCAAATCTACATAGGTACAAAACATACAATCACGCAACAGCGTGTTAGCAAATATAAAAAAAGAAAAGGAGAATTAAAATGGCAGAAACTTACGACATTTCAAAAGCAACAAAAGCACAAGAAAAATATTGTGCCGAAAAAGGTTATCCGCATTTTGCACCGCATAGTGGAAAATGTTTCAGTTGCGGACAGAATATCTATTCTGAAAAAGGACGAACAAGAAGCGGAAAAGAGCGGAATGGAATTTCTGTTGAGAGAGCATCAAAGGAATTAATTACAGGATGTCCGTTTTGTAATAGAACTTATTGTGATTAATAGAAAAGGAGAATTGTTATGGCGAACAAAGCACAGTTAGCAACAGCAGGAGAACAACAGGCAGCAATCGTAATCAACAACTCATTCATTGATGGATTGACAAAACAGTTAGAGGAAAAAACTAAATATGGACTTTCTTTTCCGAAAGACTACAATCTCAGCAATGCACTGATGGGAGCGTATTTAACTCTGAAAGAGACAAAAGACAAAAATAATAAGCCAATTCTGGAAGCTTGTAGCCAGATCAGCATTGCAAACAGCCTTATGAACATGGCAACACTTGGTCTTTCGGTGCAGAAAAAGCAAGGATATTTTATTTCTTACGGAAATCAGTGTCAGTTCCAGAGGTCTTACTTCGGAAACATTACAATAGCCAGAAGATACGGTATGAAAGATATTCATGCGGAAGTCATTTATGATGGTGATGAATTCAAATACCATATTGAAGATGGAAACAAGGTGCTTGATTCCCACGAACAGGATTTTATGAATATTGATAATGATAATATTCTTGGGGCATATGCAGTAGTGCTGATGGAAGATGGTTCAAAACACCTGGAAGTTATGAATATGAAGCAGATCAAACAATCTTGGTTACAGGGCTATGGGTACAAAGAAAACGGCAATGGAACGCATCAGAAATTCACTGACCAAATGGCAAAGAAAACAGTTATCAATCGTGCATTAAAGCAGATCATCAACAGCCACGGTGATGTTTTTGTACAGGAAGCTGACGAGAATACAGAGGATATTCCAAAACAGGATATTATTGAACAAGACGTTGCTTATGAAATTAGTGAGAACGCAAACACAGAAGAATTCATTCCACAGCCAGAAGCAATCGAAGAAAAGCCAAAGCAGCCAACCATAGCCGAAACCGTAAAAACAGCAGAAAAAGAACCAGTCCCGGCAGCAGAGCCAGTGGAAACAGAAATTCCGTCATTTATGAGCCAGGAGGAAATGTAAGATGGAAACTTCCACAATTGTGCTTATTATTTTGTTTTTAATATCACTTTTGGTATGGATAGTATCTTTTATTCGAGAAAATGGATACAATCTAACCAATTTAAATATTCTTTTAAATGTTATTATATTTGTGGTACTCATTATAATCCGACTTACAATGTAAAAGGAGAGTCAAAATGAAGCATAAATGTATTAAGACAGCAGTATTAGTCACAGTGGCTATAGCAATCATAATGTTTAATGCTTGTTTTTGCTGTAGTAGATTATTAAAATCGCTATCCAGTGATATTGACGGTGGTCTGAACCGTACCGTAACTGTTTACGATTACAATGGCGGTAAAATAAAGTCCTGGTCTGGAAAGTTTGATGTTTCTGAATCCGCGAATGAAGTTTACTTTGACGATTCGGACGGAAAGAGAGTTATTATCCATGGCGGTATTGTTGTGAATGAGGAAAACTGATTTAAAGGAATATTCGGAAAGCGAGGTGATGAAAATGCTTATGCGAGTAGTAAACACAGGGAGCCAACCCGGAAACTGCTATGTTTTGAAATCGAACAGTGGAGAAATGCTTCTTCTGGACTGCGGATGTAAATACAAAGACATTTTGAAAGCTATTGACTACATGACAAGTGATGTTTCTGGTGTGCTTCTGACGCATGAACACGGTGATCACCGTGAATCATTTAAAAATCTGATGAATTTAGGCATTCAGATTTACACCAATGATGAAACAGTGGAGCATCTGCAAATCATCACTGGTGAGCTAATGAAAGGCGTTCCAGAAAAAAGACCGTTTCGGGTTGGTTCATTTACGGTAATACCATTTTATTTGCCGCATACCACAAGAGATAAGGACACAGGGCAACTTATTCCTTGTTTCAATTATGGGTATATTGTGGAACATGAAGAAATTGGAAAGCTGTTGTATATGACAGACTTTGAATATTGCAAGTACAACTTCAAAGCAATGCGACTGAACCATTTAGTTATTGAGTGCAACTATTGTGGTGAATTGGTTGATAAAACAGCTGAAAATTACACGCACAGGCTTAAAGGGCATTGTTCCTTAGATACTTGCAAAGGCTTAGTAAATACGAATCATACGGCAGCATTACGGACGGTAACATTGGTGCATTTGAGTAATGAAGCAGCTGACCCGGAACAGATTTTGAGTGAGATACAAGAAACGTCTGGTGCTGATACAATCGTCCAGATTGCAGCACCTGGACTGGAAATTAACTTGGACTTATGTCCGTTTTGAAAGGAGAAATAGATGGCAACAATTGGTTTGAAAGATTGGAAAGAAGTAACAAAAGGAATTTATGTAAATCCAATTTCTGAAAATGCAGCTTATGAAATTCATATTAAATACTGGGACATGAAAACAGATATTCTTTCTGCAAATGCCGAACTTTATATAGTGAGAGATTGGCATGAAAAAGACGGAAGAAACATCAGAGAAAGAGAAATACTTCTTGATTATGCATCTGTTATGGATTGTATTTGGAAAGCAGTTGAAGATGATAAGGAAAACAATTCGACTGAATAATTGAAAGGAGAAAATTAATGCCAAAAAAATTTAGAAACTATGTAATTAAAGGACAGGAGCATGTAGACCGTAAAGCAGGAAAAACAATTCCTTCACCTAGTGCATGGCGCTCAGTAAGAGATATGCTTCCAGAAGCTCCAACTGATGATGCCGCATGTTTGTATTATGTAAAGCTGAAAAACTCTGAAAGAATCATCATGCTTGCATATACTGGAAATGGCGAATGGACTGACACAGAAGGAAAAGAATACAAAGGTATAGAGACATGGCTTGAATATATGCCAAAAGAACATCCGATAGTCGAAAGAAAAGCTTTCTTAAATGAAGATATTTTGAAAGCTATTGTTTCTGATTATATGGAAAAAGCTGAAGGAGTTACGGTTAATACAAATAATGTATTTTTTAAAGTAGGAAGAAAATCTGTCGGCTATGGAATGAGTGAACATGAGGAATTGGTATTTATTGGATGTGATGTGATAGCTATGGAGGAAAAATAACACATGAAAATATTCTTAAAAACACTTGACAAACTGAAAAAGTCAGAACTTTCCGAACAGGAATGTAAGTACGATAAAGGATGGAATGATGCAATCAAAAAAGTTGAAGAACTGATCTGTTCCTACAGTCCTGCGGATATGTGGATTCCAACAGATGTGAAGTTGCCACCAGAGCCAGATGTGAGAGAAAGTCCAGAAGATAGGATAAAATACAACGTTACTATAAAAGACGCTGAGTTACCAACAAACCTTACATATTTAGGCGGTGGAAGATGGGGCATGGTAGAAAAACACGGAATTGCATATTATCCAGTCATTGCATGGCAACCAATGCCACCAGCCTACAAACCAGGGAGGTAACACCATTGGAAATTACAATCGGAATTTGCGCAGAAGAAATCAAAGAAATCCTTGTTGAGCACATCAAGACAAAAGGATTTGACGTAACAGAAGATGATATTTCCTTTGTTATTGGGAAAGAAGAAATCGTAACAGGGAATACAAAGAAAATCAAACACGCACTTATCAGGTGCGACATTCAGATTGAGAGGTGATAAATTGTGAATATTGTTATTATTTCTGGGAGATTAACTGCTGACCCAGATATCAGAATGGGAACGAATGACACCAAAATTGCAAGATACATTTTAGCTGTTGAAAGAAGAGTAAAAAAGAACACGGAAAGAAAATCTGACTTTATTACTTGCGTATGCCTTGGAAAAAATGCAGAATTCGCAGAGAAATATCTTAAAAAAGGCACAAAAGTAAATGTGCGTGGAGAATGGCAGACTGGAAACTATACGAATAAAAATGGTGAAAAAGTTTACTCAAATGATTGTCTTGTTGCAGAACATGAATTTGCAGAAAGAAAGAGCCAGTCACCACAGACACAGGAAGCAGATACACGACCAGTACCACCGCCAGAACCTAGTTTCATGGATGTGCCAGATTTAGGCGGTATGGAAGATGAATTTCCGTTTAGTTAAGGAGGAGTGACAAATAAATGGAACCAGTTTTAGAAACTAAATTCGAGTATAAAGGTTACCAATGTGTAGTCCTGTTCATGCCTAGAGCATACAGATGCGGATACGTTGGAATACCTAACAGCCATAAGCTGGCAAAGAAAAGTGTTGATGATTTAGGTTATCTTGACTGCCATGGTGGAGTTACTTATTCAGAACCATTTTTACACGATTGTGACGATGATGATATATGGTGGATTGGATTTGACTGCGCTCATTGTTTCGATGGTTATGATATTGAGACAGCAGAACAGTATTTCGGGGAAGAACCAGGCTTCAAAAAATGCTTAAAATAATGGGAGATTGCTGGCGAGAATTAAATAAAGATCCAGATTGCAAAATTCGTTCACTTGCCTATGTTAAAGATGAATGCAAGAAACTAATTGACCAGATTGAAAAAGGGGGGATGTTAGAGGAATTATAGAAAAGTTTTCGTGATGAGGAAGTGTGCAGAAAAAGGAGTTTTTAATGCGTAAAACTATTGATTTGACAGGCAAGAAATTCGGGAGACTCACCGTCATAAAAAGAGCAGAAGATACTATTTCAGACAAAGGGGTTAGAACAAAGCGCTGGGAATGCATTTGTGATTGTGGAAATAAAACTATTGTAAGACAAGCAGGGTTACAAAGAGGAACAACGAAGTCATGTGGATGTCTGCATAGAGAAATTATTGGCAATATGAGCAGAAAACATGGGCTATCTAATAACTGTGGAAGGCTGTACCCACTTTGGAAGAGTATTAAATATCGTTGCTATTGTAAAACATGTAAATCGTACAAAAATTACGGCGGGCGTGGAATAGTAATGTGTGATGAATGGAAAAATAATTTCACATTATTTTACAAATGGGCAATTGAGAATGGATATAAGGAAGAAAAAACAAGTAATGGAATAAATATCTTAACCATTGACCGAATAGACGTAAACGGAAATTATGAACCAGATAACTGCCGTTTTATTACAAATGCTGAGCAGGCACAAAATAAAAGAAACTCTATACCAAAAGAAAACAAGTATTTAATATGTCCTGTTTGTGGAAAACAATTTGAACTAAAGCAAAGAAAAGGGCAAAAGACGTGCAGTCCAAGATGCGGTAAAATTCTTTATTACAAAGATCACCCAACTATTAAAGATTATACAAAAATATGCCCAATTTGTAACAAACCTTTTAATGCCAAGAGAGGTGGACATTTCAATGACGCTGTTTATTGTAGCAAGAGATGTAAGAATTTATCTGAATCTGCAATATGGGAATACAATGGAGAAAAGCATAGAGTTCTTGAATGGGCTGAAATTATAGGCATAAACGCACACTGTTTATATCATAGAAAAGAATTAGGATGGTCTATCGAAGAAATACTAACCACACCGTTAAGGGGCAGGAGAAATGCAAAAAGTAAATTATAAAAAAATATATGCAATGAAAAATGCGAGAGAAAAAATGATTGAATCAATATGCCCTTCGATACCAAATACAAGTGGCATATATGCTTTTTATAGGATAGACGAAGCAGGGATTCGACGCAGCTACGTGGGACAAGCGCTTAGACTTCGTGAGAGATGTGCGAGCCATTTAGCAGAATATGACCATATAGCATTAAGCCTTAAAAAGCATAAGTTTTACAGTGAAAGTAATCCTACTGGATGGAAACTTTCATATAGAACATGTAGAAAGGATGAACTTGACCAGAAAGAAATTGAAACAATCAAGGCTTTTGCAGATAAAGGCTTCCAGATGTACAACATTACAGCTGGTGGCCAGTTAGCTGGAAAGCAAGTAACAGGGCAATATAAACAGCCCAAGACATACAGACAGGGACTTCAGCAAGGCAAGAAAACACTTGCAAGAGAGCTAAAACACATCATTGATACTCACTTAAAAGTATCAATCAGACCAGAAAAAACAAATAACAAAGTATCTATTAAGGCGTTGGAAAAATTCAACGACTTACTCAATGAAGAAAACTATCACTGATTCTAACACACCAGTAGTTCTACTGGCTAAATTCAAAAGATAAAAAATAAAAATGAAAGGAGCTTGCCTTCAGCTGACGTAAGGGTGCACCGGGCTTCTTTTGAGGATGATAAATGACGGTTTTTACTGTATGGATTGTTTCGATGGCTTTAAATTGATTGATGACGAATCAATAGACATGATTTTAACCGACCTTCCATATGGACAAACAGCAAGAAATAAATGGGATTCGGTTATTCCGTTTGAGCCATTATGGAAACAGTATAAAAGAATTATTAAAGAGCATGGTGCCATTATATTATTTGCAAACGGAATGTTTACTGCAGATTTAATGCAAAGTAATCGTGATATGTGGCGATATAACTTGATATGGCAGAAAACACAACCTACAGGATTTTTGAATGCTAACAAAATGCCTCTTCGGTCACATGAAGATATTTGTGTTTTTTATAAAAAACTTCCTACTTATAATCCACAGAAAACAACTGGAAACAAAAGAAAAATAAGTAAAGTGGAACATAAGGTTAAATGCAAAGAAACAACAAACTATGGGAAATACAGATTAACTTCTTATGACAGTACAGAGCGTTTCCCAACATCTGTGTGGACTTTTGCAAAAGACAGTCAAAAATGCGCGCTACATCCAACACAAAAACCGTTATCACTTATGGAATTGTTAATCAAAACATACACAAATCCAGGTGATTTAGTCTTGGATAATTGCGCCGGTTCCTGTAGCACAGGAGTTGCCTGCAGAACTACAGGTAGAAGATTCTTAGGTTTTGAGAAAGAAGAAAAATATTTTCATATTGGGAGCGAACGGTTAAAAGAGGTGGAATGAATGAAATTAAAATGTGAAATATATCGTGATTCTATGCAGAATTTTAAGAAATATGCAATCCCAAGAGCACAGCTTGTAATTGCAGATGTTCCTTACAATGTAGGTAATAATTTTTATGGAAGTAGCCCTATGTGGTATACGAAGGGAGATAATAAAAACGGTGAAAGCAAATTAGCCGGGAAAGCAGCCTTTAACTCTGACTTCAATTTCAACCTGTTTGAATACTTCCATTTCTGTTCAAAGATGTTGAAGAAGGAGCCTAAAAAGGCAGGGGTAAGAGGAAGAAGTTCAGACGCACCATGTATGATAGTGTTTTGTTCATTTGAACAAATTCAAACTCTGATCAATGCAGCTGCGAAACATGGCTTTGTTCACTATATACCGCTTGTATTTATAAAAAACTACAGTCCACAGGTGCTTAAAGCAAATATGCGTGTGGTAGGTGCTACAGAATATGCACTTGTATTCTACAGAGATAAACTTCCAAAATTCAGAAATGGAGCACAGACGGACGAAAACGGAAAGACTATTCGTGGAACCGGGAAAATGGTATTTAATTGGTTCCAATGGGAGAAGGACGGAAAAGATATTCCGAAAATTCATCCAGAGCAGAAACCAGTATCAGTTCTAAAACGACTGATTGAAATATTTACTGACCCTGGGGATGTAGTGATTGACCCTTGCTGTGGAAGCGGCAGCACATTGAGAGCCGCCATGGAACTTGGCAGAAGTGCATACGGATTTGAAATTGACAGGAACTTTTATAGCAGAGCAAAAAACGAAATGCTTGTTTTTGAAAATTATAGCCAAATGAGCATAGAAGATTTTATATAAGGAGCATGATTAAATGTCAGAAAATACAAACGAATGTGTAATTGAGTGGATTCCCGGAAGAGATTATGTAGGGGTTACTGCTAAGAACGGAAGTTCCTGGAAGAACAGATGTGAGGAATTAGAAAAGGAATTTCCAGACGATGTGAAAATTCTTGCAGTTTATCTATGGTGGATGCAAGACAATAATGTAGTTGGCCAGATGGAATTGTCTGATTTTATTGAATATTGAGAAATCATGGAGGACTGCACAATAGCGTGTCAGTTGCTTACATGGGTAAAGTGAGGATGGAAATGGGAAAATTAAATCCGATAAGTAAAGATGATTTAAAAGTCGGAGACGTGGTTGGAATTGCAAGAGAAGTGTGGAGTGGATTTGGATCAGGGTTTAGACACGTCATGGTGTATCCTACGAAGATCATTCGTATAACTCCTAAACGAACTAAAATTGAAACCGACAAGTTTGGGGAGCACGATAAAAATGAAGTGTTTTATAAATATGATTCCGATGCCATAAAAGAAAGTGAAATGGCAAAGAAATTTAAGGAAATCAAAGAAGGCGTATATGCTATTGAAGATTTTAAGTCGAAACGTGGGCTGAGAACAATCAAAGATGAAGATTTAGATACACTGTCAGAGCATATTAATGCAGTTGCAGAAATTTTGAGAAGATATGGAAAGTGAGGACACAATGACAGAGCAGGAAAAGAAGGAACTTCTGGACGAGCTGGAAAAGCGCATTGACGAAAAATACAAAGGTTGCCTTACCAGAGAAGATGTTGCAACCACATTAAAAGCGCCGAGAGAAAAGTGGTTCAGAGACGACAACGGAAACGGAAGAGATTCTCTAATGACGGATGCTTTTGGTTCCACCATTATTTCATGGCAGGTTTGGGAAACAATCAGAAAATTAACTTGCGTTATATGCGGTAAGCAGTATGTCAGACAGCTTGCGAATGTAGAAAATGCAGATGAAATCGCAGAGAAACTTTGCCAGTTTGTTTATGACTTGAAGATGGATTTTAAGAAACAGGAGGACATAAAATGAGATTGTATTTCTACATTTTAGATTGCTACAGAAAAATTAATTTAGAAACCAGAACATTTGAGAAACCCGTTTTCAAAATCAGAGTTGAAGAATGCGAGGTAATCGAGAAACCAAAAACTTATATAGCATTAACCAAGTTTCCAGAAGGGCTTTATATTGGACGCGTAAAGAAGGATGATGTTGGAAAAATTTCGGATTCTTCGTCGCCGTACATTGTGCTAGAAGAACCAAACTATCAATTTGCGAAAGATAAATTCTTAAAAAAATACAATGCCGAGATAAGTAGATTAAAAAAAGAAATTGCCGTGTACGAAGATAGGATAGCTGCAATTGAGAATTACAAGGAGGAAGAAAAATGTTAATCAGAAGTCAGGATAAAACAGCACTGGTAAAGTTTGAAAACATTGTAATCAATCTGAAACTCCCAGATTCATTGAATATTATATGTTGGAGTTTGCAGGATGCACAGAGAAGTGGAGGATATTTTATTTTAGGAAAATATTCCACCAAAGAAAAAGCCATGAAAGTACTGGATATGATCCAGGAAGCCTATGGAGATTCGGAATACACAAAATATGTAATTCCAGAAGTATGTAGGATATTAAGTATGAAGCCAAAAACGGAAGAAAACAAAGCACATGCGGGAGAACTTGGAGAAATGCTCAAAAAAGGAATGACGTTCCAGATGCCAGAGGATAGCGAGGTGGAAGCATGAAGTATAAATGCGTGAAAGCGTTCACGTTAGATACATACGATGGTGATGGATTTTACGTTGACGGATACATGGAAATTGAGGTTGGCGAAGTTTACGAAGTAGGAAATGAAAAAATTATTGATGGAGAAATCCATCTTGACGGAGTAAATGTTAACAGATGGATTGAGATATCACAAGAAATACTAAATGAGCATTTTGAAGAGGTGGTTGTATGAGCAGAGTACGAACCAGATTAGAACAATACAAAGCTGAGATAGAAAAGAAATCACAGTATAAGCATGGGCTTCCAGGGAGTGCGCTGGATATTGTGAATACTCTTCTGAATGATTTTGAACAGGACGAGAAAGAAAATGGTTGGATTCCGGTTAGTGAGAGATTGCCGGAAGATGATACGACGGTTCTTGTATCATGTAAGACCCGCAGAGGAACGACATTCGTTCGCGCTGGGTATTGTATATACGGTTCATGGCATTTAAACTGCGAAGGCGTCGAAGCTTGGAAACCGCTTCCAGAACCATATAAGGAGGACTGAACATGGAAATGTCAATTTTCAAAAAGGATGACAAAACTTACACCAGATTCAAGGTAAGACTAAAAGAGTTTAAATTTTGGAGAGATATGCTGATAAAGTATGGCATTGATGTATCAAAGCCGGTCAAGAAAAACAGTAGATACATTTATTTCGAAAAAGAAGGAGACTGGATTAATGGGAAAATGTAAATTAGACTGCCCGGATGGTGAAACAAAGTGCTGCATCTGCTGTGAGAAGCAGGATTCCTGCCAGTACAAATGTGATGATATGGACAGTTATGAATATGCGGAGGAGTGTGAGGATTATGAGACTGATTGATTTAGCGGTGGCAATCGGAATGGATGCCGAAAGCTGTAAAAAAATTCAAATATGTCATCCAGGAAGAAATTGGGAAGATTACGATGAATTTAACGCTGGTTCGGAACTGTTGAAACCATTTTATGATTTGAAGGTAAAATCTCTATCTGCGGTAAACACGGATGTGATTAGGGGTGATCTGTATTTTGACGAGGAAGGTTGATAGAAATGCGCTTAATAGATGCGGACGAATTAATTAAATACATTAAAACTTGGGAGATTGGGACAAGTATTAGTTCCGACCAGAAAGAATTTATTGATTGTGTCAATGAACAGCCGACAGCTTTTGACTCGGACAAAGTTATTAGCGAATTGAAAAAAGATAAATTCATTGAATCAGAATGTATCTTATCTGATGTACATCAAGGATACAATGCTGGACTAAGCAGGGCGGTAGAAATCGTGAAAGGCGGTGGGATTGAATGAGAGAAATTCTTTTGAAGGGAAAAAGAAAAGATAACGGAGAATGGATTGAAGGAAGCTTAATAACATCTATCAATAGAGCATGGATTAGTTCCGAAAAAACCGATTCGCAGAGACTGAGAAGTATTTCTAATACGAATGCAATTTGGAGATCAATAGAAATTATTCCGGATACCATCTGCCAGTTCACAGGTCTTTACGATAAATACGGCAATAAAATTTGGGAGAATGATATTATCAAATATCATTTCGGAGAAATCTATGCTCCAATCAAATATGGATATTATCAAAATTGTTTTGATTCTCAGAAAACAGAACATCTCGGATTCTATGTAGATTGGACGGGAGACAAATGTCTTAGAAAAGATTTAGGGTATTGGATTGACATGGTATACGCTATGCCGGTTGGCAACATTTTCGACAATAAAGAATTATTACAGGAGGAATCAGATGAGTAAATCAGTATTAGTGATTGATACGCCAAAATCTTGTGAGGGTTGCTGTATGTTTTGCTATACCTATCACAGATTTCAGTGTTTAATAACTGGTAAAACAATTGAAAATTCAACTGATAGACCTGAGCGGTGCCCAATGCGACCGTTACCAGACAAAATCAAAACACCAAAAATTACAAGCGGTTATGACCTTGGATATAAAGATGGATATGATAAGTGCTTGGCTGAGATTACAGGAGGAAATTCTGATGATTGATTTAACAGGAAAAAACATATTTGTAAGAACGCGGGAAGAGTATTTGAAAGTTCTGAAAATAGCAAAATTACAGGGATTTAAGTGGGAAGGAGGAAATCATTTAAATGCACTGAATATTCCGATTCCGAATATGTTAAAATTTTACAATGGCAAAAATGTAACTTATTACAGTGATGATAAGCCCTTGTATGAAACATCCGAAATTGTTGCGTGCGAAGAAAAGATTAAGGAAGCAATAGCTCACGTTAAGTATTTTGCTGACAATAAATATAGAATGTCATTAACAGATAAAGTTATTGAATCAATGCTATTACTTGCAGATACTGTAGAAAGTCAGATGGAAGAGGTGAAGTAGATGAGCAAGAAAGTAAAGTGTTGCTAGTGTGCTTCTTTTATAGGCTGGGCTTTGCCTGAGCGAGTAGATAAAGATAACTACGAATACGCCAAAAGAGTTTTTAAATTGGCTTCTACTACAGGAATATGTGGATACAGCATGAAAACCAAACAGATGACACATGAGCAGTATTGCAAACGATTTGAAAAGAATAAATATTTAGAGCAGGAAAGTGAACTTTTTAAACAGGAAATTTTGAACCTTAAAAATGCGATTGCAGAGTATGAAAAAGAAAATTTTGTGGAAGTAGACGAATCATGGAAAGCTCATTTTATGAGAAAATTTCAAGAGGTGAAGTAGATGGAGAGATTAACACTTGAAAATGCCATCAATCGTTCAAGAAAATTATCAGAACGTCATAGATGGAATAGTGAAAACACAAAACTTGAAACGTCAGATGAAAATGCTAATGAAGTATATAAAAATACTTGCATCCAATATGCGAATCAGGAAGAACAGTATGCGGAATGGCTAGAAGAGCTAAAATCATATAAAGATATTGGCACTCCGAAAGAATTAAAGGAACTCAAAGAAAATGGTATACTTAATAGATTGGAACTTGCTAAATTAGCGATAATGCAGAAAGAGTTGAAGAACTATAAAGACTTAGAAGAACAGGGCTTGCTTGTGAGATTGCCGTGTAAGGTTGGAGATACAGTATATGTTCCGACAAGGGTTTTGGTTTCCGAATTTAAAATCACAGCAATTTTTTGCGACATTCATGGAACATATTTTTATTGGTTGTTTTACTGTGGCATATACGAAAGAACAAGTGGATTCAGCGAACGTGATATCGGCAAAACAGTATTTCTCACCCGCGAAGAAGCCGAGAAGAAGTTGGAGGAGATGAAAGCTAATGATTAAAGTACTGAATACCATTAATACTAGACTGATTCCTATATCGGTTTTACAGGATGTAAAAAGTAGAATCTCTGATTGGCTTGCATCCGGCGGGAAAGAAACCGATCCTTACATTCAGCGGCAAATTGATTATCTGAAAGCTGTTGAAAAAGCAGCATTGGATGAGAAAAATATCGTATAAGTGGAATTGGAGGAGATAAAGAGTGCATAGACATTTATGGATTGAGTACCATCATCACAGAAGAGTGCATATATACAAATGTGTTATTTGCGGAAAATTATGGGGATGAAAGGTGAAAAAAATGGACGTTAAAGAAGCAAAAGACATATTATCCGATATGAGAGACCAGCATTTATGTTTCTTGGGAAATTTAGAAATAAAAGATGAATGGCAGAAGAAATATCTAAAAGAAGCATGGGCGTGTGATTCCGGTGCAAAGGTTCTTGCCGGATTAATCACAGGGATAAAGATTGATAAAGGCATTATCGCAGATAGCATTCAGCACTATGGAAAAAATAATCAAAGCACAGTCTGTATGGAAGAATGCGCCGAGCTTATCCAAGCAATTAGCAAGGCAAAACGTGGAAAAATCAACCGTGATAACATGATAGAAGAAATTGCAGATGTGCTGATCTGTATCGAAATGCTAAAGCAAATGTACATGATTTCCGATGAGAAAATTAATAATTGGATTGAGAAGAAACAGGCGAGAGAAGTAGAAAGGATGGAAAAGAATGAATAAATGTTGCGCTAGTCAAGATGGAATATGTCGAAATGCCATTCTTTTTGGAACAAGATGCGATGGTTACAAAGAAAGATGCAGATTAAGACCAACTTATAACACTATCGAACAAACAGTGAAGAATTACCAGAACAATTTAAGAAAAATATTTGGAGCGGAGGATTAATCATGAATAAGAAAGAAATCGCAGAGATTAAGAAGCAGTTTACACCGGCCAATTGTGCAATCACACGCATTTGTGGTTGTTATGTAGACGCAGAAAAGAACAAGAAAACCAAAATTAAAGAAGCTTTCCTTTCCATTCCAGAGGAAGAAATGTTTAAGTATTTTGACATTTTCAAGAAAACCATGTCTGGCAGACTTGGAAAGAACCTTATGAACTTTGATTTTCCATTAGCACAGGAAAAAGAGGGTGGAACACAGGAATTTCTTATGCGGATCAGAGCAAGTAAACTTAAAGATGATGAGCTTTTGGACGAGTTCTACGACAAAGTGATTGAAAATTACGATTATAACGAAAATTACTACATAGTTCTCATTCATTCAGTATATGACATTCCCGGAAAAGCTTCTGATGGAACCGAAATGCACGATGCATCAGAAGAAATTTATGAACACATTCTGTGCAGCATTTGCCCAGTGAATCTTTCAAAGGCTGGGCTTAGCTATGATGTAGCTGAAAATAACATCAAAGATCGTATTCGTGATTGGGTAGTCTCAAGACCAGAAACAGGATTCTTATTCCCTGTATTCAATGACAGAAGCACTGATATTCATGGAACTTTGTATTTCAACAAAAACATAAAGAATATTCATCCAGACTTCATCGAAAACGTTCTTGGCACACCAATTCCACGTATACCCGGTAATGAGAACAATGTCTTTTCAGATTTTATCATGGACAATTTCGAAGGAAATACAACATTCAATTTCACGGAAAGTCTGGTTGAATCATTACAGGAAGTAAGAGAACAGAAGAAAGACAGCCCGGAGATGATAACTGTATCATGTGATGAAATGGAACAGATTTTTGGATATTGCGGAGTTCCAGACGAGAAGTTATCGGATTTCAAGGAAAACTGGGAAATGTATTTCAGCAATGAGCCTGTTGCCCTTGACAATATCCATAATTCAAAAACCGCAAAAATTGTAACACCAGATACAACAATCTGCATCCAGACAGATAAAATTGCTCTGATTGAACTGAAAGAAATAAATGGTGTTCCATCCCTTGTAATTCCGGTAAATGGAGAACTGAAAATCAATGGAATTGAAGTTGAATTAAGATAAACACTTTTGAAAAAGCCAGGAATTGGAGAAAGGAATTTCAAAATTGGCAAGCGATGTAAAATGGATAAAAATATGTTCAGACATTTTTGATGATGAAAAAATAATGCTAATTGAAAATTTGCCAAGTGCGGATAGCATTATCGTAATCTGGTTTAAATTGTTGTGCTTAGCCGGAAAAAATAACAACAGCGGTGTTTTTATCCTAAACGATAAGATTGCATATACTGATGAAATGTTAGCGACAGTATTCAGGAGAGATATTAACACAGTTCGATTAGCGTTAAAAACATTTGAGAACTACGGAATGATCGAAATTGTTTCCGGCGTTTACACAATTCCGAACTGGGGAAAATATCAAAATCTCGATAAAATTGAGCAAAAAAGCCAATATATGCGAAATTATATGCAAGAATATCGAAAAAAGCAGAAAGACAAAATAGAGTGTAAAACTAACAGTAAACTTTACGGTAAAGTTAACAGTAAAACTAACGTTAGCTCGGCAGAAGTATATAATAAAGAACTAGATAATAAAGAATTAGATAATAAAGAAAAAGAAATAGAAGAAGAGAATGATTTAATAGTATCTAAAGATACTATTCGTCAGACTGACGTCCAACGAATCATCACCGAATGGAACAGCCTGGAAGAATTTGGTATTAATCCTGTAAAAAGAATGACATCAAAACGAGAACAAGCAGTAAAAGCCAGAATCCGTCAGAACCATATGGACGATATCTTAGAAGCCATTGAGAACATTCGCCATAGCAGTTTCTTACAAGGACAGAACAAAGAAGGTTGGATGATAACTTTCGATTGGTTCTTAAAGCCAGGTAACTTTGCAAAGGTATTTGAAGGGAACTATCTTGATAAATCCGGTAACAAGCCTCAAAGCTACATGGAGAAAATCCAAAACAGGGTAAGCGAGGTGGATAATTGGGTATGACAAGAGAAGAATGGGCGGTACTCGTAAAAGCAATGAAAGCTGTGTACACTTCCCCAGCATTTCTGCCAGATCAATATGCTTTTGATACTTGGTATGGACTTTTGAAAGACTTAGATTACAAGCTTTTAAGTTTCGGATTAAAGAAATATATGCAGACTGAATGGAAAGAGCCATCAATAGCAGCACTACGGCAATGTGCACAAAGCGTTGCATCGCAGAAGGAAGAACTGAATGAAACAGAAGCATGGGAAAAGGTATGCAGAGCCATTCAGAATTCTACATATAATGCAGAAACAGAGTTTGATAAGCTTCCAAAAATCATTCAGAAAGCAGTATCAAGCCCGGCACAACTTAGAGAATGGGCGGTATCTGAAAATGTGGATGGCACATGGTGGAGTGTAGTTCAATCAAATTTTCAAAGGACTTACCGGGCAGAAGTGCAAAGAGAACAAGAACGAAGAAAACTAAGTCCAGACCTTTTAAAAATTATAGATACTGCCAGATTGGGAGGTGCGGAAAATTGCCAGATAGAAAACCATGGAGAGAATTAAAAAGCACTGAAATTATAGGCTTAAAGCGGAGACAATGCTCAAAATGCGACTATTACAGCAAGAGCGAAAATGCATGGAGTACAAATGCAACCTGTGATTATATCTTAATTGAAGAACATAGCAGAGGATGTGATCCGAGGGATTGTGTTAAAAATGGTATCTTCAAGAAGAAAGCGAGAGGAAAGTCAAGAGTAAAGCGAGTGATTCTATGAGGAAGATAAGCGAAATGTATAAGCGATCTGGCGGTACAGCTTATCAGCATACCTGTTCGGAATGCAGATTCTTCCGTGGTGGTAAGCATCCGCAGTGCTTGCAATATGAGCTGGAAATTGATTGGAACCCAGATTATATAGCCTGTAAATTTTACAACCTGGAAGAATCTCAGATTGATGGACAAGTAAATATCTTTGATTTGTTGTGAAACGTGATAATTGTTTTAAATAAAATGGCTAAAATTAATTTTTATGATATTCGTGAATATTGTTATGGTTAAAACAAAATAAGCGCTTAAAATCAAAAAAACAGGCTATCAATAGAAAGGAGGAACAGGAACCGCCGGCCGGCAAAAGGAATTCCCGGTTCCTCCTAAATTTTATGGATGAAATATTGAAATATGCTATTGAGAATGGTATTATAAATCTTGCACATGTACTTGAAGAAATACAAATGAAGAAAAATGAAGAAATATTAAAAAAATATAAAATATGGCAGGGAAAAAACAATAATTGGTATACTTATATTTATACAGAAAAAAATTCTAGAAAGCTAGTGAAAAGAAGTAGCCGAAAGGGAATTGAAGATTATATTATTGCTTTCGAGAAAGAAAAAACAGAAAAACCTAAAACATTTATGGATGTTTACGAGCATTGGATAGAAATTCAAAAAGAATTTGTGACGGATAACACTTTGTATAAGTATTCTACAGATAGAACACGTTATTTTGAAAAAAAAGAATTTACGGAAAAAGAAATTGAGAAAATGACAGAAGAAGACATAAAGGTATTCATTGTCAGAACTGTAAAAGATCAAAAACTTTGCAAAAAAGCGTGTAAAACTTTGTTTGGATATATCAAAAACACAATAGATAGTGCAAGGTCACAACATTTATTGAATTATGATCCTATGGAATTTCTTTCACCTAAAATATTTTATAAATACTGCACGGAGATAGAAAAGCCTTCAAGTCATAATACAATATCAGACCATGAACTTAAACTAATTATTAATCGCTGCAAAAAGGATTTTGATGAACAGCCAGAATACATTCCCTCATACGCAGTATATTTTGCAAGTCTCACAGGGATGAGAGTTGGAGAAATTTCGGCTTTAAAATGGGAAGATATAAATGAAAATTATATATCTATTAATAAATCAGAAAAATACAATAGAAATACAAAAGAATACTATATAGGAAAAACAAAAAATCAAATGAACAGATGGTTTCCTATGACTGGCGAAATTCGAAAACTTTTAATGAAATTAAAATCAGCAGAAATCAGCAATGGGTATATTAGTGAATGGTTGTTTTCAAACGAAAATGGAAGGGTTCATGCTCCTGTAATATCGTCATGCTTAAAAAACAAATGCAGGCAGGAAGGAATAGAAGAAAGAGGAATTCATGCATTTAGAAGAACAATAAATTCTAAACTAAGATGCAATGGAGTATCTGCCACTGTTGCTGCATCGCTGCTCGGGCATACCGAAGAAGTTAATGAAAAATATTATACATTTGATGTTAGCTCTTTGGAAGAAAAAAATAAAATTGTGTCAAAAGTGCAAAGGATTGGATGAATAAGAACATAGGTTCTGATTACCTTTTTGGTTACCTTTGATTACCTCAAGTCTGGAAAGCCTTTAAAATCAAGGACTTACGGATTAAAACGCGAGCCGTGAGGTCGCAGGTTCAAATCCTGTTGCCCCGATTAATGCAGCAAAATCAATGGTTTGCGGACTTGGTATGAACGAGTGTTCTGATTACCTTTGATTACCTTTTACAAAAGTACATATGAAAGGAAAAGTACATGTGCAAAACAATAAAATCGCAGAGATGCGATTATTTTTTTTGCCTTTTTTCGGAAATTGTGTTATGTTCAAGGAAATGGAGGGCGAAATATGCAGATACACACAGCTTATGACGTAATGAAAGAGTTTTTAATCACGGATGCAGAGCTTGTTGGACAGTACGGAATCCCTAAAATTCCAAAGACTTTTATTCATCCGGGGAAAGATACTGTAGACTTTGCGGAGAGCTTCAGCCGAAAGATTAAGAACCATCGGGAACTTGATGTAAATTTCTATGTGAATGATGTACAGTTTCAAAGATTATGGAATCAGCCAGACAAGTATATGGAGCATTTAAAATGTTTTCATGCAGTCATTATGCCAGATTTCAGTATATCAGTCGGCAAGAATGGAATGCCATTGGCTATGTGTTTGTGGAACAAATACCGGAATCATGCACTGGCTTACTACATGATCTTGAACGATATTCCAGTAATTCCGAACGTAAACATACTGCCAGAATACTGTTGGGACTGGTGCTTTGATGGGCTACCAGAGAGAAGCACAGTTGCCTGTTGTACCAATGGAAGAGTAAAGAGCAAGGCGGCACGGTTGGAATTTTGCGTTGGTTTCAAGGAAATGGAACGCAGATTGAAGCCACTTCGAGTTATCATTGTTGGAAGAATCCCGGAAGAATTGGAAACAGACACAGAAATTATAAACTTTGAAACCAGGAATCAGAAGATTAACAAGGAGGGCGTGAATGGGAACAACGACTGATAATTACCAGAGGAAGAAGAAACTTTCTAAGTCACAAATGAAGAGGACGGAACGTTTAGAGAAATCATCCCACAGAAGATATGGAACACGGAAGAAAGAAGGATTAAATAAATTGTGAATTTTGAATCATTCAGAATTTTACGCTATAGAAATATTTGTGCAAAATTAAAAATTAAGTGGTAATTAGAAAATGCGAGAATTTTTCTGGTTGCCACTTTTTTCTTGATTTCTGTGATTTTTGGTTTCCAAAACGATGCTGAAATTTGGGAATCGTTTATAAGTTAGCTGTAACTATTGAAGCTGTGAACAGCTGCGGTTTTATACTGTCATAAATAAATCAGTACAGCACCGGAAACCAGCAACCACCCCGAGCGACTAAATAAAAAGTGTTTTTTTTAAAGGACCCTAATATTTAAACCCTTGCCATAGTGGATTTGCTACTACGGACCACTCCAGGGAGCAACCACCCCGAACTGATGAAGCCGGGGCACCGTCAGGAACGATTGAACACCAATGAAGGCGATCACCAGCCGTATCCCTGGCAGATCATAAGCAACCAACCACGGACAGTAGGTCATAGCAAAGAATACCGAATAATAAAATAATAGCCTTGCTAAATACGTCTTTAATGGCTTTTAACGTATTTATCCTATATTTTATTGACTACGATTATAAAACGCCTTAAAAAGGCAAATACAGCGTTATACAAGCATATCAAAATATAGTTGTATAGTCCTAATTGTTATATAGCCCGGACAACTAAGATAGATCACCGCAGAGCCGATATAATGCGCCCATTGACAAGGTACGCAAATAAAGCATAGCTGCATACAGCTATACAAAACTATCATACACCCATAGACGCAGACAGTCAATAAACCATGCAACACACTATAAAGCGTTTTAAAGGCTCATAAACGGCTTATAATGCAAACGCGGCATAAATCACCATTAACAGCATAAAAAACGATTTACGGATAAAATAGCGCGTTAATTGATTGACTTATTATATTAACTTTGCAAGGTGCATCTGGCAGAATGCCAAAAAACCGCTTGCACGCCGTGAACGTGCCGCCGGACTGGATACCGGGAAGCGGTGAAAACTATTTGAAAATAAGGCTTTTCAACTTTTCAGCTGTAAAATCATCAAGAATATCATAAATATATGTTTTCAATAAAATTGTGTGTTCACTCAAAAAATAATCTGTAAAATTTTCGAGATCGTCACAGAATTGCCCTTGATTAAGGGAATAAAATTCATCAATCAATTTGTTTTCAAGTTCTTGTGAAAATTCATCGTACAAAGAAATATTGTACTTTCCAGTAAATTGGATATATTCACTTTCACCAGTAAATAAAAAGTGCAGAATTTCTATTTCCGGGCTTTCTTCACAAATATTATTAATATATTGATACAGGCTTTTGTTTTCTAAAGCTTTGTTATTATCATCAAATACTTTATAATTATCAAAAAAATGCTTAATAGTTTCATTTACAACGCTTTCCCATTTTTCCATTTTTAACATTATCATATGTATTACCCCCATTTTATGTTATTATATCATACGCTAAGCCAAAAATAAACAGTACAAAAACTTGCCGGGAATCTTAAGCCCCTTATTATTTTAAAGTCATTTTTGTAACGCTCGGAAGACTGCGGAAAAATTCCCGACGGTCGTAATCATCTTTAATATTGAATTGTCTGTCGCTTGTGGGGATGATCTCGCCGCCGATAAGCTCCATACAGGAGAGTTGTAAACAGTCTTCTTTTTTTGTTGATCTGTGCAGCACATATCGCATCACAGACTTTTTACCATCCCGATGCTTTACCGGGGACATATCCCAATAAGCTAATTTAATAACATCGCCAGAAATAGCCGTGAATATTTCCATTACTTCTTTTTCGGTTTTTTTATTGATTGTATCAACTTTTGAGAAGTCGCCGCTTTTTATGGCGGTGATCGTCTGCGCTTGCGTGGCTTTCTTGATTGTTACCATTTTAAAGCCCTCCATAAGTCTTATTTTTCTTGTAACACTTGTTCCAGAAGTTAACAACGTTTTCAGCTTCTTTTTTTGAGCTACAAATATTTGCTGAAGTAATTCCAGGGATTTGCAAGGAAAAAATAAGGTTGTCAGATTCAGAAACCCGAAGAACAGAAGCAAGGTTTTTATTGTTTGTGCGTGTTGAAATTGCTATGTAATGGTATTTCATGTATTAACCCTCCAATATTTAGAAAAAACAGGCGGGAAAGCCCCGCCCGAAATTGATTTATTTAGTTCAAGCAAGCATTTATTTTTTCTTCCAGGTGCGGAAACGCTTCACAAATTTCCTGCACACTGTCGGCGTAATAATCACCGACAATTTTATCAAAAATTGTAATATTTCCAGAGTAAAAACATCCGAGATCATTAAACCAGATATCAAGCCCGGTTGCCTGCTCCTTTTTGTCATTGTACCACATGTCAATTTTCATCATGTTTTTTTATCCTCCTTGAATTTTTGTTAAAAGGCCGCCGGGGAAATGCTCCCCGGTACGCTTGCCGGCCTAATTAAAATTGATTTCAAATGGCTTTATAGTTCCGTTTCTCAATTCTTCAAGCGCGATTTTATTTACTTCATTTGTAAAATAATCTACCTCGTAAGAATCAATAATCTTGTTCTGCAATGACGTTTTTTCATAAAAATCTAAAGTATCATCCTCCCAGTACCACACAAAATAAGTATGCAAAATGTAATTTTTATCATCATAGACACGTTTACAACGTCTTTTGCTTCCATTCATTAAAAAAATATCTTCTGGTGCTTCTAAAGCGTCATACTCTGCATTTGAACAATGGTGCTCTATTTCTTTATATGTCCAGATAACCGCGCCGCCCCATGTATTTTTTTCGGTTACAACTGCTCTTTTAGTTCTCAACCATGCTTGCATATCTTCTTTAGTTCTCCATGCATAGCTACTCATTCCAGCTTTAGAAGCAAAATATTGATAATCTCCGTTATTTTCTGCTTTTCTATATGACAAATGATATTTATCATGTGTTTTTGTGGAAAACATTTCTTTATTATCGTTACACTCCCACAAATTAACTGTTGCGGTAAAATAAATTCCACCATTTGCACAAGCCCCAGCATTTCCCCAAGTCCAAAAAGTATTGCTTGACGTGCCTTTATATGTAAATTCAGACTTATTATGATGGCTAAACGCACCACCCGAAGCACTTCCGCACAACTCGTTATCGTAAATACTTAAATGTATTCCAGCATTTTCACAAAGCTCTATGTTTTCTCCGCTTTTCTTTGTTGCTGTTGCTTTTGGAAAATACTCACCATATTCATTTGTATACTCTACTACGTCATATTTTTGAATGGCTTTTACTGAGCGCGTTTCTTCAATCATTTCAATAATGCGGTTTACTTTTTTTACGTCTGACTCTTCAAGTCCGTAATAGCTATCAAAAAGCTCATTCTCTTTCTTTAATGTTTCAAGTGTGTATTTCTTCATTGTTTTTTACCCTCGCCCCTGTTATAATGGGGTTGCCTTTCTTTTTAGTTTGGTGCCCGGCTTGGTTTGGAAGATCACCGGGCTTTTTTATTTTGTCTAGGAACTAGAATTTTTCAATTAATCGGTGCCGGCTCCTTATGTCCTCATTGGCTTGAGTGGTTCGGGCGGTTCCGGTTGTTTGTTTCTTGTGTTCCTTTGTTGATATTATAATACAATAATTAAGCACTAATTACAATTGACATAACAACCAAATTAAGCACTAATAAGCCTTGCGAAATTATGCAATTTGATTAAGCACTAAAATTATTGACAATTAAGCACTTACATATTATAATAAAGAAAAATAAAGGAGGGCTAAACATGGCAGAATTAACAGCGGAAGAAAAAGCAATAAAGAATAGAGAAGCAGTAAAGAAATGTATGAAAAATAAGGATAGAATAAACGTAATTCTGCCACAAGGAACACTTGACAGGATAAATGCATACGGATTAAAAACCAATGCTTTTGCAAGGGAATTAATCCTTGCGGAACTTGATAAAATGGATAAAATGAAAAAGTAAATTAAGCACAAAATAACATTGACAATTAAGCACTAATAATATATACTGTAATCATAGAAAGGAAGTGGTTACAGTGAGCAAGTTAAATAATATTCCAAATAAAAATCAGTGTGGAGTATACACAATAATAAACCGAAGAACCGGAAAAAGATATATAGGATCTTCAACACAATTAAAAAAACGTGCTGAATCTCACTCTTGCGAAATTAGAAGAGGAAAACACAATAACAAATTAATACAACAAGATATTCTAAAAAATGATGACTTTGATTTTAAAATTATGCAAATCATTGATGAATCAAGTTATTTGTATTATGATGAAATTAAAAATAAAATGTATCTAGAAGAATATCAGTTGATAAAATCTGGAATCCTAAACGGTGAAGATTTATATAATCTTGAAACAATAGCCGTGGTAAATGGAAGATTGGAAAGAATAAAGGAAGAACAGGAAAAACTATCGAAAAGAAAGCAAGAAGTTTATAGCATGTTAAAATTGTCAAATGAAAATTTATTAAAGGAATATGCAAATAATAAAAATTTTTATGAATCTAGATTTTTGGAAAAAGAAATACTAAAAAGAATGAATTAGCCATAAAATAAAGCCCTAGGAAAAATTTCCCGGGGCTTTTAATATGCTTATTTGTGGCGGCGTAACGACGTTTGAGGGGTTAACAGCCCCACCGCCGAAGCTGTTAAGATATTAATAGCACAGGTTTTTAATTTTTGTCAAGAAAAATATTTTTTATTTTTGGTCTTGACTTTCTGAAAAACTTACAGTAACGTTATTACCAACGATGGTCGCGGGAACTCATGGAGGGGTAGTTATTGCAAAATCGTTTGCACCTGAACAGAATAAAATAGCACCTAACAAGCCAGATCAACCAGGCATTTTAGCCCGGTAAGGTCTGGCTTTTATTATGCTTAATTATATTATATATAATAATATCTTTTACCCCTCCATAGATTCCTAAGACTAGAGTTTATTAAAAGATATGCTATACAGTACCGTATAATAATATATAAGATATAAATATAAATAAAGATTATAATATAATACCCCAATTATTATTTATTAATTACTAACAAAATAGATGGTTTTATTTTATGCAAAATTAAATTTGACAAGATATTAAAAACTGTGTTAAGGTATCAGCAACAAAGAAAACAGAATATTTTTTAATTTGAGTTTTAGAGAATGTACCCGAACACCCGGAAAACTTCCGGGAATAAGCTTTACCTGGTGACATTCTCTTTTTTTATTTACAAATTAACGTGTTAAAGTGAGGTGATAACATGAAAGATAATACAGTAAATGTACAAGATGTAGATATCTATTTAGATAATATTAATATATATGCTGATGAATATATAAATACTGTATTATGTATATCACCAGATAACGAAAACTATAAGAAAGAGGTATCAGATAGCTTTGTGGATATGATTTTTTATATTGCAGATCATATACAAAAGCCAAGTAATGACAATATAGAGCTATTAGATAAAATGTTTAATACTTATGTGAGATTATGCAGTAAATATCATGTATTACCAACTTTAGAAGTATTTAGCTTTTTAGTTGGGATTAATCGTACAACGTTTACTGACTGGATGAATGGAGTGTATAGAACAAACTCGTCACATGGTGACACGGCTAAAAAATGGTTTGATATTTGTAAAAACTGCGCAATCAATAGATTGCATAATCAGACCGGAACAAATGCGAATTTGATATTTGTTGCAAAAGCCGCCTACGGTATGGCAGAAACTGCACCAGTGCAAGCTGCGCAGCAGTACGGAGTACCACAGCAGACCGCGCAGCAGATCGCAGAGAAGCACAAAGCCGCTTTACAACTTCCAGAGATGGAAAAACCGGAACTATAACAGTAAAAACACTATATGTTGTGATTACGAGAAAACGGATTCTATATCTAGTAATACGCAATGCGCAAATAGGGTACACCCTAAAAAGACATTTTATAAAACACTGTTTTTTGTGCAATATTACAATAGATTTTGCATAGCATTCCCTTGATTACTGCCGCAGGCCCTTAAAGGTCAGCGTTAAACCAGGGAAGCGGGAACCCATGGGGCGGCGGGCTTCCCTGGTAGCGTCCGTCATGGATATCGGGGAGGGGGTATATATAAAGCCCTAGTCAGCGGTAGTCACCACCTCAACCATCGAAAAAATAAAAAAAGCTCTCCTTATACAGCAATGATAGTGATTGCAACACGAAAGCAGTAAGCCTTAACTGTTTCTCTGCCAACACTAAATAAGGCAATACCAAGAAAGGCGGGTACAACGAATGAATGATATGATGATTTTTAGCAATCCAGAATTTGGAAATGTAAGGACAGTAACGATAGATGGAAATCCTTGGTTCGTTGGAATTGATGTAGCCAAGGCTTTAGGATATGTAAAAGAGAGAAATGCTATTGCAAGCCACGTAGACAAGGAGGACGCCCTAAAATGTAGCCTCCCATCAAATAGTGGAGTGCAAGAAACGATTGTAATAAATGAGAGTGGTTTATTCTCACTTATTCTGTCAAGCAAACTTGAATCTGCGAAAAGGTTTAAACATTGGGTTACTGCGGAAGTCCTTCCTTCTATCAGAAGAACTGGAAAATACGAGATGATTCAGAAACAGGATTCCTACCAAATCGAAGACCCGATAGAACGTGCTAAGCGGTGGATTGAGGAACAGCAAGAGAAACAGCGGCTTGAAGCTAAGGTAAAAGAACAGAAACCTAAAGCTGATTATTTCGACAGTCTGATAGATAATAGGCTTCTTACAACTTTTCGAGATGCAGCAAAGGAATTTCACATCCCACCTAAAGCGTTTACTAAGTGGCTTACGGAAAATGGTTATATTTACCGTGATCGGCATAATATTATCAAGCCTTATGAAGCGTATAGGAAAGCCGGACTTTTCCAGATGAAAGATTTTTCAACACCGTTTGGATACTCAAATGTCCAGACATACATAACCATAAAAGGAAAAGAGACATTCAGACTGTTACTGCAAGGCCAGGGACTGATTAGAAAGTAAAAAAAGAGAACCATCAAGGTTCCCTTTTGAGATCATCTGTTGTTAGTTTGATTGATATATCTGGTTTAGGTTCAATTATTAGTTGACATTCCAAAAAATCAAGAATCTGAATCAACTCATCAGCAGATATACTTCCTCTTGAGAATTTATTTGCAAGTGATTGCGGAAGCATACCAAGATGCTGAGCCAGCTGAACGCTAGTTACTTTTTTCATTTTCATTATTTGCTTTATTTTATCAGAAACCATATAAATACCTCCTGTTGATATTATCATAATCAAAATCGTTTAAATAGTCAATAAAAATACTCATAAATGTGTATAATGCACTTGCAAACATAATTGAAAAAGTGTATAATCAACCTATAAACAAACGGGAGTGATTATATATGAAGATAGGATATGTAAGAGTTTCAACATCAGATCAGAATGAAGCGAGACAGATTGAAGCAATGAAAACAGATGGTGTTGAAAAAATTTATATGGATAAAAAATCTGGGAAAGACTTCAATCGTCCAGAGTACCAGAAAATGATTGCTTCTCTTCAAAAAGGTGACATTCTGGTAATCCATTCAATTGACCGTCTTGGAAGAAACTACAATGAAATTGTTGAACAGTGGAGATGTATCACAAAAGAAATCGGAGCCGATATTATCGTACAGGACATGCCACTTCTTAACACATGCCAGGATAAAGACTTAACGGGAACCTTAATTACAGACATTGTATTGCAGCTTTTTTCATATGTAGCCCAAAGAGAGAGAGAAAACACTCGGCAGCGTCAAAAAGAAGGTATTGAAATAGCAAAAACGCAAGGCAAATATAAAGGCCGCGCAAAAAAAGAGATAGATAAGGAACTTTTCAAAGAAACCAAACGAAGTTGGCAAATGGGAGAAATAACAAAAGCACAATTTGCTGAGACTATAGGAGTTTCAAGAAGCACTCTATATAAACTCTTGGAGGGGGATAAAGATGATTGATTTTACGAATAAGTGCATCGTTACAGACAATAATGTTGAATCAGAACAGTTGCTTAAAAAAGCAATAGCTCAAGGATTTAACTTGCCAAAAGGTGAAAAAGCAATGGAATCACATAGATACTTTCGTTTTATCGGGAGTCCGTATAAACATGTTGTGGCTCTTGTCCCTGTATGTACGAGTGATCTAAACAATGCTATCAGATACTCAGAGATATTCGGTAATGAACTGGAAGAACTTAAAAAAATTACTGATTCAGCTGCAAGATGGTGCCGGGCATATGGATATGAACATTTGAATGTATATGCAAACGAAGAGCTTGAAAGTTATACTGGAAAGGCAATCGCAAAGACAACAGACAACATCATACAGCGTGTTGATGTTGAAATAAAGAAACCACGTAAACTGACTGTTTCAGAGTTGGAAGCATATTTAGGATATCCAATTGAAATTGTAAGTTGAGGTAAGTGCTTATGAAACCAAACCCACAATCCGAATCCATCCGCATCCGATTTTCCGAAAAACAGAAAAAAAGGCTCCTGGAAGAGAAGAACCGGACAGACAGGAGCGCATCTGATATTGTAAGACAGGCAGTTGATGAATATTTCGGGAGGAAAAGACGTGCTTAAATTTTTCTCAAAAAATAAAAAAGGCAGTTTAACATGCTGCGAGTAACAAGGGAGTGATATTAAAATGTCTACTGTAAAAATCATAAACCCAAGCTCATATGACCGGTTTGGAACAAAATGTTTTATTGATGGAAAAGAAGTTCCAAGAGTAAAATCAGTAAATTTCCACACCGCGGTAGATGAAATACCAGTGGTTGAATTTAAAATGATGGCTGTTCCAGACATTGAGATGGAGTGCTTGGCACAAATCAGTGTCACTTCTCAATCAATTACTGATGCAATTTGTGTTTTAAGGCACGAACTGTTACAGCATGGAGAAATTTACAATGGTTTCAAATCAAGCCTAAAATCGGCTTTAGAATCCTACAATTACTGTGGAATGCCATTTGAGCCAGAGGAAGAGATTGCAGAAAAAATTCTGGACTTCTTAATCGGGGAGGAAAAAGACAATGAATGCACTTAATGTAATCGGAACAGCTGTAAATCTTGCATTTTTTGTTCTGGTTCTAGCCGGCACTTTAGCAATACTGGACGAAGAAGGAAAGACAAGCGTAATACAGATTTTATTCTGCATTTGTTTAGAAATATGTTTCGCACTGAATATTTTCTTAATTTGCACGAGGTGACAAATGTATCTACCAATTCCAATTGGAATTATCCCGATTGAGTTAATCGAGAGGGTTAAATTCATAAAAGCGCCGCTTCGACTTAATCCATGTAGGCTCGGAAAAGCCTATGAAAGTGATAAGTCGAGGCATCCAGAGTAGCGTAAGTGCTAATTACTTATTATATTAATTACATAAACTTATATATCACGACTTCCCCGGTCTTAATGGTGCGCCGGGGTTGATGGGCTATCGCCAAGAGGTAAGGCACAGCACTTTGACTGCTGCATTCGCTGGTTCGAATCCAGCTAGCCCAGTTTGCAATATTTATCATATTGCAAATATTTTTCTTTTTCATACAACTTTCGCTTCGGCCTTCTAGCCCAACGGGGCTGATTAAAGGGGCTTCAAATGTCCCGGAAGACTTTCTGAAATCCAAAAGCGTTTCAGAAAACCTTTGTTGCAGCTGGCGGTCAAGAACTGCAACAGTGCCGGATTGTTTGTCATGGCGGTCAAATAATTCGGTATCTTAGGAAGCTTAGTTCAGCGGTAAGAGCAACGGCCTCATAAGCCGTAAGTCCTGGGTCCGAATCCCAGAGCTTCCATTTCTTCTAAATGCCATTCATCCGTAATATGGGTGGAAAAAACTTCCAGTTGAGCGTGTGGATTGGGTAGATTTAGGTGCGATACGGCGTAGCCTAAATGGATCTGATTTCCCGGCTGGTATATCTCGAAGTTAAAAATATTAACGCAGCGCACGTTAATAAAAGGAGTTTTCAAGAGATACCGTCCAAAGACGCATAAAAATATCCAGTGAATCTACAGCACTAAAACTTGTAGATAGTGGAAAGCATAACACGATAAACCTATTGCTAACCCGGTTTTTCCGGGTTCCGGCAGGATAGAGAAGTGGAATCTCGCAAGGCTCATATCCTTGAGAACGGCGGTTCGAATCCGTCTCCTGCAATTCCATCTACCAGGTGTAGATAGGATATCTTACTTTAGCATAGCTATTGTTAGTTCTTGCACATAAATGCGGATGCGTTTGTGTGCATTCGTGCAGGCATATAGACGCAACTCACTAGCGATCTTGTGCAAAAACTTTTTAGAGAGATAAGACCAATGCCCGTGAGGAGTGATAGTCGGGGATTCTAAAAAAATCATCTAGTTTAGCGTTTTATGATGAAAAAAGAAACATAGCTCAGTGGTAGAGCAATGATACTCAATATCATGTGACACAGGTTCGATTCCTGTTGTTTCTATCTGGCAATGGCAATTTGCCAGAAGTTGCATTTTCCCCCTAAAGTTCCAGTGTTTCTCGTTGGGAGATTTATGCCGTTCAAGTCGGCACACTGGATTTTTCTAAATCGAGGTAATTTATGAACGAAAAAAGTTGTAAGAATTGCAGAAGACATGATGACTTCACATGAGTTTGCTTCAATGGCGATAGTGAATATTGTGCAGACTTTACTGAGCCAGGGTGTTGTTGCGAGTTTAGGGCGGGAAAAGAAGATGGAAAACAAGGAGGCATAGTACCGATGAGCGAACTTTCTGAACTTATAAATAGAGGTGGTTTAATAGATGATTTTAAGATAGAAAAATCCAAAGATGAACCACCTACACAACCAATAAAGTTAGCTGATTGGCTGATTGACAGAGGATTGCAAGATGGAATTCGTCTGTATGGGAAAAATGATCTTAGAAAAATTGCAAATTACTTATTGATTTACTGTGGTGATGAAAATGATTGAAGTATGCGGTAAAGAAATCAAAGACGAATGTTCCAAATGTGGACAGATTCTGGAATGTGAATTGTTCCGGCAGGGGCATGGAATAAAACAGGAACGTGAAAACATAGCTAAAATGATTGCCTGTCAGATGAAGCACAGGGAGAGGAGGGAATTTGAATGCTAAATTTACTTGATAAACGCAATTGCCCTGTTTGCGGTGGAATATTGAAATGTGAAAATGCCGATTTCACAAACCCTTTTATAGAAAAAGGACTCTTTTTAAATGTGACATGGCAATGCACCAATTGCGGAGCTTAATATACTGCAAAACTTGAATTAACCCCAAACGGATATGAGGTGCAAGACCGTGAAGCAAATATTAATGTAGAGGATAATTTTTCAGCCGAAAAATTTATGCTTGGAAGAAACAATTTTCGAAGACAGAGGTGGTAAATATGAAATTTGAGGATATGGCAAACTGGACAGAGGAACAGATAAAAAAAGAGGTTGTGAGACTATCTGAAGAATGTGAGAAGAAGCAGCATATAATCCTGGACTATGAAGCTTTATCGGAGACAATTAACCAAAAGCTTCTTGAAAATGATAACTGGAAGCTTCCAACTGATGAAGTTGAAAATGTAAATACTGGTCATCCATCTATCGAATGGTATGAACAACGCCACCAGGATGACTGCATTACAATCAATCAGCTTCAGACCGCATTGGACGTACTTGTTGACCGGTATGCAAATCTAAGAAAGGTTCATGGGTTGAACTGATATGTCTTTTGAAACATTTATGTGTGCTTGGTTGAGCAACACTGGAAGTACCAGAGCATTGATGCGATACGGAATATACCTAACAAACAACGGAAAAAAGATGCACGGGGAACAAAAGGAGCGTAGAGTTGCAGGGCGAAAAGGAGTAAGAAAAAAATAAATGAGCATTAAATCAGCATTAGAATCCGAAGGGATAGATTTTTCTGAATACATGAATCCACCAGAACCGTGGAATGGACAGGCATTATTGAGGAATATCAATGGAGCGAAATACGCCTGTTGTCCTTTTTGCCAGAAGAAAGCGCTTCTGATTAGCCCAAACACGAAGATTCAGCACCTGAAACTGAAATGTAAGGGTAGTAATTGCAAGAAAGAGTTTGAGGTGAACGTATGATATGGAACGAAGAAATATCCTTTGATGGATTCCAAAAGAAAATTGATGAGTGGTACAAGGATAAAGACTTTGAACTGTGCGACCCACCTATCAGTGCTCAGTTTGCTTTAGACTTGATTTTCAAGACATTAGTAGATGATAGAGAAGATTATCCATATCTCACAACTATGTCAGAAAATGTAGAACAGACAAATAGCATTATGCTCGATTTAATTCTTCGGAAATACAGTCGCAAATACAGAAAATACTTGAAATCAAAAAGAAAGATGGTGAGCAAATGAAAAAGATACCAACATTATTTGAGCGAGAATTCAAAGACCATAAGGTTGTAAAGGTTCTTCCAAAAGTGCATCCGGGTATGGAATGGGTACTTGAAGGAGAAGGGATTGCAACGGTCAAATATGATGGTTCTTGCTGTGCGATAATTGACGGAGAATATTATAAAAGATATGACTGCAAGAAAGGAAAAACACCGCCAGAAGGATTTATCCCTTGTTGTGAACCAGATTCCATTACAGGTCATTGGCCGGGATGGGTAAAGATTGATGAGAATAATTCGTCTGATAAGTGGTTTGTAGAAGCGTATTATGTAACTTCAATGTGGACAAATCAAGGTTGTAAATTACCAGATGGCACATATGAAGCTGTTGGAAAGCATTTTCAAGGCAATCCATATTATGACGATTATGATTCTTTAATAAGACATGGCAACAACATCGTTGAAGTCGAGCGTACATTTGAGGGAATCAAGAAATATCTTTCTGAACACGAGATAGAGGGATTAGTTTTCTGGAAAGACGGAAGCCCACAATGCAAAATCAAACGTTCAGATTTTGGCTTTGAATGGCCAGTAAAGAAGGAAAGGGAGAGTTTATGAAGAAAATATTTTTTGCTGCGTTATTATCAATGATGCTGTTTGGATTAACAGCATGTCAATCGACAACAAAGAATTTGGGTGGAACAACCACAATAAAATTAAAACCAGGTGTAAAACTGGAAGAAATCACATGGAAAGACGATGATTTGTGGTATCTTACTCGACCAATGAGAGATAACGAATCAGCCGAAACACATACATTTGACCAGTCAACTGATTTTGGTTTCGAAGGTCAAGTAATTATTATTGAGAAGAATAAATAAATCAGTCAGAGAGCCACATGAGAGCCAGACTAAATCCTAAAAAGAAAGGAGGTCTGGCTCTATTTTTATGGGAAAAATTACAGAAGGCTCGATTGAATGGTATCGGGCAATACTGAATCAGATTATCAGTAGTGATATGACAATCTATCAGAACCAAAAAGATTGCCTTGATTTGCTCTTGAACATGAATATTGACCTTCCTTTCGACAAGAACCAAGAAGCACGGAAAATGGCTATGAAAGTAAGTCAATACTCACATAACATAGCAGAAAAGTGTGCTGCATTAACTGGAAGTGGTGACTTTGATGATATCTATTGGCAGTATTTGCTGATGGAAGCGCCACATTTATTTGAAAGTTACTTGCTTTATATGGAAAAAAATAGACCGGACAGCAAGAAATTTTATATTCCACGAAAAAAAACACTGCATGTGGTAGCCAAAGACCTACAAGATTTGGAAGAAAGAAAGATAGAGTTTTACGGTTTATCACTTCCAAGCCGTGTTGGAAAATCCACTATGTGTATTTTCTTTATGTCATGGATAATGGGAAAAAGACCGAATAGTCATAGCGCCATGGGTGGTCATTCTGGAAAACTGGCAAAAGGATTTTACGGAGAACTTCTTAACCTCATTAATACACAGGAATACAACTACAGTGAAATTTTTCCGCAATCGAAACTTCAAAAACAGAGTGCTGATGATTTTGAAATAAACCTGGACAAACCAGACCGATTTGCAACAATGACTTGCCGTGGTATTGAAGGTACTTGGACAGGTGCCGTTGACATTTCTTCCGATGGGTATTTGTACGTGGATGACCTTGTAAGAGATAGGCAACATTCATTAAGCCCTACCCGATTGGAAAATACATATCAAGAATATCTGAACAAGATGGTTGACCGTAAGATTGATGGTGCAAGAGAACTTATGGTTGGAACCAGATGGAATTTATATGACCCTCTTGGAAAAATTGAGAAGCTAAATCGGGATAATCCAATGTATCGGTTTAGAAAAATTCCAGCTTTGAACGATGATGGTAAATCGAATTTTGATTATGAGTATGGCGTTGGATTTTCAACAAAATATTATGTCGATATGAAAGCCAGGTTAGACGCTAACGAATGGGAAGCCAAATATCAGCAAAAGCCCTTCTTACGTGAAGGAATTGTGTTTGCAGCTGACGAATTAAGATATTATAACGGCGTTCTCCCAGAAGGTGGATTTGTTAAAAATGTTTCTGCTTGCGATGTTGCGTGGGGTGGTGGCGATAGCTTATCAATGCCAGTGGGCGCAGAATACGAAAATGGAGATGTGTATATTTATGACTGGATTTTCAGCACGGCACCAAAAGAAGGAACATTGCCATTAGTTGTTGGAAGAATCATGGGTAATAATATTCAATCCATTAATTTTGAAGCGAATAATGGTGGAGATATGTATGCCTATTATGTAAATGAACGGTTGAAGGAACATAAATACGCTTGCAGCACGACAAGTACAAAAGCACCTTCAAAACAAGCAAAAAAAGAAAAAATAAATCAGTATTCCGGGGATGTTAAGCAGAATTTCATATTTTTGGCTCCGAAATATCAAGACAAGCAGTATCAAAAGGCTATGGATGAATTAACGACCTTTGTATATATTGGCGATAATGAGCATGATGACGCCGCAGATGGAGTTACACAGCTTGCAATAACACTTGCTGGAAAAAGATTTGCAGAAGTAAAAGCAACCAAAAATTTTATGTGGGGAAGGAGATAGAATATGATGACTACAGCTCAATATTTACGACAGATTGAAAATTATGATAACAGAATCAAAAACAAGCTTATCGAAGAAGAACAGCTCAGTTCTCTTTCCACAAGTGTATCTGTAATTCCAGTTGGGGAAAAGGTGCAAACTTCTGTAAAACGTGATCCGATGGGAGATATGGTTGCAAAAATATTTGATCTGCGAGAAGAAATTTCAAAAATGATATCCGAATTTTTACAAAAAAAACAGGAAATAGTCCGAACCATAGAACAGGTTGAAGACCCATTGTTGTACAACATACTATTTAAGCACTATGTTGAGTACAAATCTTTGGTTCGCATTGCAGACGAGATGGGATATTCTGAAATACATATTAAGAAAAAACATTTAAAAGCCATAGCAGAAATAAAAAAGATAAAAGGTTTTGAAAGATGATACTAAAGTATACTGAATGATACCGTCAATATGTGTAAAATATAAAGTAGAGCATTGGATTAAAATATCCAGTGCTTTTTATTTTGCAGAAAGGATGGTTCGGCTTGTGAGAAATACAATGAATTTTGTAGATTTATGCCGAGGTGAGTTCGGGCGAAAAGTAGCCTACACAGGCGTTGACCGAATCACTCCACAAAATGTAGTAAAAGTAGTATCAGATACAATTGGCATACATAATAGAAACCGAACATTGATTGATTACTTGTATCGGTACATGAAAGGCGATCAGCCGATATTATACCGAAACAAAATAGTCCGACCAGAAGTTAATAACAGAGTGGTTGAAAATCACGCATTTGAAACTGTGAAGTTTAAAGCTGGACAGATTTGTGGAGAGCCAATCCAGTATGTATGCAAAAAGAAAAATGCGAACAAAAAAATAAATGAGCAAGTTGACCTTCTGAATGATTATTTGGATGAAGCCAATGCAGATGCAAGAAACATCCAAAGGGCAATATACCAGAGCGCAACAGGAACTTCATATAAGGCTATTCTGAAAGAAGAGGACTGGACAAAAAACGGAGATTTACCACCGTTTAGAATCTTCATTCCGTATCCTGGTGATTGTTACATTGTATATTCGCAGAGGAACGGAAAACCAATGCTGTCCGTTCAGATTTTGAAGGATGAAGATGAGCAACAATACTACTTATGCTATTCAAAGAACCAGTTTTTCAAAATCACGAATGGAAAAGTAACCGAATATGGCATCAACGGTTTTGGAGGAATTCCTATTGTTGAATGCCCGAATAATCATGACAGGCTTTCAGATGTTGAAATTGCAATCACCTTATTTGATGCAATTAACAAATACCAGTCTGATAGATTAAATGGCGTTGAACAGTTTGTGCAAGCCTTTATGAAGTTCAAGAACTGCGAGGTAGATGAAAACGAGTTTTTGAAAATGGTAAAACTTGGTGCCATCTCTGTAAAAGATACTGGAAATGGCTGTCAGTCGGATGTTGAACTGATGACCGCTGAATTGAATCAATCAGAGAGCCAGGTTGCAAAGGATGATATCTACAATAACATGCTGATTGTGGAAGCAATGCCAAACCGCCAAAGCAATAGCGGAGGGGATACAGGAAATGCCGTATACCTTCGTAATGGATGGGACTTCGCAGAAAGAGATGCAAAATTGGTAGAAGCATTTACTAAGGAAGCTGAAAAGGAATCTGCCAGAATCATTCTGAATATTATTCGAGGCACATCAAATGATGTTAATATCTCAACGCGAGATTTCGATGTAAAGATAACCAGAAACCCGACAGACAATATGCTTGTAAAAGCACAGGCACTTGATTATCTATTTAAAAATAAAATTCATCCGCTTATTGCACTGATTACTTGCGGGCTATTTAGTGATCCGCAGAAAGTCTACGAAATGAGTTTACCGTATCTGGGAACTATTTACCCGGAACTGGCAGACCCGGAAGCGGAAATGCAGAAAGCACAGCAATTACTTGACGAAAAGTTTCAAAATCCGTCCAAAACAGAACCAATGGCAAATTCTCCATCTAACGAAGAATGAACCAAATTTCGATTATTTAAGGAGTTTTAGAGAAATCTAAGGCTTCTTTTTTAATACCCAAAATCAAATAAATTGCAACAGCCCGTGAGCGTAAATCGGGTACAGACCATGTGCGGAGCGAACCGTGTTGAAAAAGCGTATTGGACTGGAAGAAAGGAGATTTCAATGACAAGAGAACAGGCAAAACAGGCACTTATCGGTATGGGAGTTGCAGAACCTTCCGAGGAACAGGTTTCTAAGCTTCTTGATTCTATTTCTGCTGAAACTAAGAAAGAGAAAGACAAAAATGTTTCTCTGAAGGAAAAAGCTGAAAAAGCAGATTCCCTGGAAAAAGAGTTGGAAGAGTTGAAAAAGCAGAACATGACCGAAGCAGAACGGCTAGAAGCTGAACGCAAGAAAGAAAAGGAAGCAGTGGATAAGGAGTTAGCTGATTTGAAAGCTGCGCTTGCAGAATCCAACAAAAAAGCCCTTACCAGTGAAATTACTTCTATGTTCGCAAATGCAGGACTTTCAACCGAAACATACGCGAGTGCTATTAAAGCATACGCATCTGCACCGTATGAGAAACCAGAAGATGCAATGAAAGAAGTCGAAACTTTTGTTAAGGGAGTTTCCGAAGCAAATAAAACAGCACTTGATACCGCAAAAGCAGCTTGGGAGAAGGAAGCATTGGAAAACACTCCGAATCCCGGAGGTGGTAGCGGTGGGAAAGCTACAGTAAAAAGTGATGCTGCTGAATTTGCAAAAGCTTACTCAGCAAAAAAGAACCAGGAAACTAAATCAGTGGACGGTAACGCCCCTGTAAATATTTAAGTAAAGGAGATATAAATAATGGCTTTTATGAAAACAGAGCAGTATGAGTCCACTCCAAATATTCTTGAATCCGAGGTCGGACTTGTACTCAAAACCTACACAGCAGACCAGACAAATGCTGAAACAGTTGGAACTAAGAAAATTATCAAAGCAGGTTCCGTATATCCAACAAATGAGACAGGCGCAATCGGCATTGTATTTGAAGATGTTGATATGACAGATGATACCAAGAGACCAATTTCCGTGATTGTCGCAGGCCGTGTTCTTGAAAAGAGACTTCCAGTAACAGTTGACACTACTGCAAAAACAGAGCTTGAAAAAGCCGGAATCGTTTTTGTAGTCACAGAAGACCCAGTATTTTAAGGAGGTATGACAAATGCCATTTAATATTTTGGAATCAATTACCCAAGAAGAAAGACTTAACTTTTCTCAGAATTTCAGCGTTAAAAGACCAGGTATCCTCGATACCATTTTCCCAGATACAAAAACCCAGTATCTGAAAGCAGAGTATTACAGACTTATGGCTGGACAGAATCTCCCGGAAGTTGCATTCGTCCACGCTCTTGATAGCGAAGCAGAAATCGGCACAAGACCTGGATTTGAAAAAGTCCTGACTGAAAAACTCTTCATTAAGAGAAAAATCAATCAGTCCGAAAACTTACGGCAGGCAATTGAAAACGGTGTGCCGGATAATGAAGCACTGAAAAACTTTGTATTTGATGATGCAGCCAGACTGTTCGAAGGCGTTGTTACAAGAGCAAATGTTATGAAAGGACAGTTCCTTTCCACTGGCGCTGTAACAATCAAAGAGAACCATGTTGACATGGGAATTGACTATGGCGTTCCAGCAAGTGCAAAAGTAACGCTTACTGATTGGTCTAAGCCAGATGCAGATATCATGGGCGATATCCAGAAAATGGTAGCTGTAGCAGAAGGCAATGGCTATGTAGTAAACAAAGCTGTTACTTCTCTTAAAATGATTAACTACATGCGGAACAACACTGCAATGCAGACAGCTGTTCTTGGTGCTGCAAATAAAAGGCTTCTCACAAAGCAGGAGCTTGCCAATCTGCTTATGCAGGAATATGAAATCACAATTGATCGTTGTGATGAGAACTTTAATTTCAGAAAAGCAGATGGAACCCTGAAAACAGCCAGATACCTTAAAGAGGATGTATTTACTCTGTATGAAGCAGATGCTAACGGTTCTTTCGGTGTTGGTCTCTGGGGTGTGACACCAGAAGAGCTTGAATACAGACAGTTTATCCAGGAAGAGAATCGTTCCTTTGTTACTCTTTCCATGTGGGCTACACAGGATCCGGTTGCAGTATGGACAAAAGCATCCGGTATGTTCGTTCCTGTTGCACCGAAAGCTAACGGCGGTATCGTAATCGGTACCAAGGCGGGGGAATAACCGGGCATAGTCTCGATGAAAACAGCCAGTCACCATCTGTAGTAAGTGCTTATGATGAATCAAAACATAAGTACACAGAAAGCGAGTTGTCTAATATGACTGTATCTCAGTTAAGACAACTTGCAAGTGATAACGGCTATGCCCTGACAGCAACTAATAAGGCTGGAATAATATCAGAGATTTTATCTCAGCAAAGGTAGGTGATTAAATGGACGAACAGCTTATAGAGGACTTGACAAATTATCTTGAAGATGATACAGAAACTGCGAGGATGATTCCTCTTTCGGCAAAGAGGGCTATTCGTTCATTTAAGAAGAAAAGGAATTATCCTTCATCTTACAGTGATGAGAAAATAAATTCCGATATGGAAAACTGCTATGATTGCATATTTGATTTGGCTCTTTTCTTCCTGGTGAAACAGGGAGCTGAATTTCAAGAATCACATTCCGAATCTTCTGTAAACAGAAATTGGACTTCTGAAACTGAAATATATGTAAATCATGGTGTTTTTCCATTTATCGGATTCTAAGATGGTGTGTGCGTGATACGTCAATCCTCCCACGTATCGCAGGGGTGCTTCAAATTAGGTGGGTAGAAGCAATATCTAAAAAATGGGAGTGATGGAAAGGAATAGCGATGGGATGTGAACACGAGTGTATCAACGAACACCGCTTAAAAGAATTGGAAAGTGCCGTCCATGAGATGAAAGAAAAGCACTCCAAAAGGGATGGAGTTTTTTTTGAACGTATCAATGCTTTGGAACAGAAAATTGCTTTATACAACAATGACCTGGGACACATTAAGGATACAGTTGACGAAATGAACGACAATTTAAAATCACTCATGGAAAAGCCAGGAAAGTTACAGGACAAAATAATTGCTTATGTCATAACTGGCATAATTGGTATTGTTTTAGGATTTGCCCTAAAAGGCATTTTCCCGGTGTAAATATTGATTCCACTACAGGGAGGACAGTGGAATGGATGATTATAAAGACTTTTCGGAAGATGAAAGAATCTTCTATTTGCGTGAAGCTGGATTTGATTCCAGAGAAAAGGAGTTATTCCGATTGCGTGTTTATGAAGAAAAAACGCTTGCAGAAGCTTCAGAAATCATGGGGTACAGTACGAGAACCGTAGACCGCATAAACAGAAAATTAAAAAAGAAAATTATGAAAGTTGCCCCGATGTATTGTCGGGGCTTTTCTTTGTATTCATAGAAAATGGCGTATTTATGGCGTTATCATGGCGTGTTAATTAACCTCTTATTATTGTAAAATATAGTTATAAAAACAAGGGAGGTTTGAGATATGCAGTATGGTAATCCGTATTTTGCACAACCATTTCAACAAATACAACCGTATCAAGATAGATTAGCACAATTGCAGAATAGTTATCAGCAGGCAATGCCATACGGACAGGCACAGATTCAGCAACCAATACAACAAATGCCACAAGTACCACAAATCCCCATGTTGCAAGGACAGATGGTTGATGGCATTGATACTGTAAAGGCAAAAGATGTAGATATGTCCGGTAATCCTGTTTATTATCCAAAAACAGATGGAACAGAAATATATAGAAAACAATTACAGGCAGATGGAAGAAGTAGAATTTTTGTTTATCGACTTATAAATCCGGAAGAACAACAGCAACCAAAGGCAGAAGAAAAACCGATTGACATAGAAGCTATGTTTAATCAACTTCGGAACGATGTTTGTTCTGAGATTTCCGAAATAAAGAGTATGTTCCCGACACAAATGTCGGTAACACCGGAACCCAAGCAGAATGGAGGTAAACAGAGATGATGAATCCAATGCAACTTATGCAGATGATACGTGGTGGAGGGAATCCTCAACAAGCCATAATCAATATGATGAAACAACAGTCTGGAAATAATCCTGTAATTGACAATGCAATTAACATGATGGAAAAAGGTGATAATGCAGGAATTGAAAAACTTGCAAGAAATCTTTGTAAAGAAAGAAATATTAATCCAGACGATATACTGTCGCAGGTTAAGAACCAGTTTGGAATAAAATAAATTCGCTACAATAATTAAAAGAGCCGCGGTCTTTTGATTTTGTATAAATTACAAAAATCAATAAGGAGGTAATCGCTATGATGAATGGTGGATTATCAGCAAGCGATGTCGCTGTATTAAGCGGCTCTAATAACCGTGCAGATGAAGGCTATGGCTTTGGCGGTGGCTGGGCATGGTGGATTATAATATTGCTTATCTTTGGCTGGGGCGGTTTCGGCGGCTTTGGTGGCTGGGGTGGCAATGGTACAAATGGTTCCGGCTTCCAAGGATGGGCTACCCGTTCAGATATTAATGAGGAATTCGCCCTTAATGATATTCAGAATGGTATCAGAGGTATTCAGCAGGGTATCTGTGACAGCACATATTCTCTTAACAATACCATGCAGAGTGGCTTTAATGGTATGAATGTCGGAATGCTTCAAGGCTTCAACGGCGTTCAGCAGGCAATCAATGCTGATACTGTAGCCGGTATGCAGAATACCAACGCATTACAATCTCAGTTAGCAAACTGTTGCTGCGAAACAAGAGAAGCAATCCAAGGCATCAATTATAACCTTGCTACCAACACTTGTGCTCTCCAGAACACAATGAACAACAACACCAGAGACCTTCTGGAAAATCAGAACAGCAACACGAGAGCGCTGTTAGATTTCTTAACTCAGGATAAGATTGCAACATTACAGGCAGAGAATTCTGATCTGAAACGTGCTGCTTCCCAGGATCGCCAGTCTGCATTGCTTACAACTGCAATGGCTTCTCAGACACAGCAGTTAATCAATGCAATCAATCCTGCTCCGATTCCTGCATTCCAGGTTCCGGCTCCATATGCATACGCAGGATGCAATACATATGGTAACGGTTGTTGCTAAGTAACTCACCCTTAGAGGTTGACTAAATTCTAAGAGGTGGGTTGCGGCTCACCTCTTATTGATTGAGAGGTAAAAAATATGGCATGTAAGAATGTTTGTAAGCTTTGCAATCACCTTGTGCTGTCTACTGCAATTGCATTCACAGGTGGAAATCTTGTGGTTACTATCCCGGAAGGAAGCTACAACAATGGAGAAAAATACTGCATTGTTTTAGCACAGTCTATTCCAAATGCAACCACAATTACTGCCCCAGTTATGATTCAGATAGGAACAGGAACAACATTGTATCCGCTAGAGAATCGTTGCTGTGCACAGGTAACAGCATGTGGCGTAAGAACCAGAACAAAATATGCAACCAGAGTTACAACAAGTGCTACTGGTGGAGCGTTCAAAATGTTAGGAAATCCGGCATGTAGTCCGAACAATAATCTGACTGCAATCAATGGTACAGCCCCAGCAGCAGATACACCTGTTACGCAGGCTGTTAGAAAGGGGGCACTGTAATGCATAAAGTTGCAATGGAAATGGGAAAATGGGCTATGGAAAAAGCCAAGACACATGGCTTTGATAATCTCAGTGCTCAAGACTGGGACGATCTGAAAGACTGCATGGAATCCGTAAAGTGCGCGATTTGTGCAGATAAAGATTACAGAATCGTAGAAGCTATGGACGAATGCGAACAGGAAGAAAAGTATCTTGGACGCATGGGATATGACCGTTACCGCTATTCTAATGGGCGTTTCGCTCCAAAAGGTAGGGGAACCAGAAAAGGCTATAGACCATATCTGTATATGCAGGATGATGACTGGATGGATGAGTATTTAAACAATCCAGAATTTGAGCGCAACATGTACCGAATGGGTTATCATCCAGACCGTAGTGATATGGAAATGGGTGACATGAATCGGAAGAAATCCAGATATGGCGAATCCTATGATAGATATGATGAGAATCGTAGGCACTATCATGATTCCAAAGACACAGAATCCAAAAGAAAAATGGATGATTCCATGAAGGAGTACACATCTGACATTATCCGTAATCTCACGGAAATGTGGTCTGATGCAGATGCAACGCTCAGACAGCAGATGAAAACTGACCTGAGCCGTTTGGTTCAGCAGATGACATGATTACAATATTGATTAAGCCCTTGTTGCAGTAGTGCGGCAGGGGCTTTTTTCGTAGAAAGGATGGTGAGAAACCATGCTAAGACAATTTTACATGAACGGTGACCTATGGAGAGTACAGTTCGTATCCCCACACGATAACGTGTTAATTGACCGCACTGGAAATAGAACACTTGCTGTATCTGATTATTCTACTGGTGTTATTTCGATTGCAAACAACCTACAAGGAGAACTTTTGAACCGTGTATTTATCCATGAGTTAGGACATTGTGTAATGTTCAGCTATGGTTTACTTCCAGAGCTTCACCGTATGATTAAAAAACGATATTGGGTTGATGCAGAGGAATTTGTATGCAATATTCTGGCAGACTACGGCCATTTCGTGATTGGAACAGCCAGAGATATTTTGGGAAACCAATTCACATATGTAGCACCTGTTGGAGCAGAAAGGATGATTGCATGAGAGTATTAAGATTTATTGTAAATAATCAAAGAATTTATCCAGATCCCAAGTGTGATTTCTCTGGACTGGTAAAGGGCACGACTGGATATCTTAAAGCATTGTTTATCTTTTCACCAGAGTGGAACGGATGTAAAACAGCTGCTTCATTTTGGAGAATGGAAAGAGAATACCCAGTAATACTGAAAAACAATCAATGTGAAATTCCAACGGAAGCCCTTACTTGGGATTATTTTTCTGTATCTGTCACTGGCGTAAAAGATAACGGAAAATACATTATAACTACTGGTAAAACCAAAGTATCACAGAGGGGGTAGAACATGGCAACAGCACTTGATTTACTTATGAGCGCAAAAGAAGATGTTAATTTGCTTTCTGAAGAATCCGATATATGCACAATTGACGCTAAGACAAGGGTTATTTTCGTGCCATCTACAATCGTAGTTGGTGGGGTACAATCTGACAAGAATGCAGAACGTATTAAATTTTCATGTCCAAAAATTGTAGGAGATAATCTTGATTTATCCAAATTTTCAGTCAGAATTAACTTTGAAAACGTAAGCAGTGTGGATTTTAATGTTTCTATCAAAGACCAATACATTTGTGATGATGTAGCTGTAGATGGCGAAAATGTAACTTTTTCTTGGTTGATTGGAAGAAATGCAGCAAGGTATATGGGAACGGTACGTTTTATTGTTTGCGCTGTTAAAACGGATTCCGATTCAAATATTAGTGTTGAATGGAATACCGCAATAGCGGAAGTACCAGTGCTAGAGGGTATCGAGATTGATCAACCACAGATAGGACAGGAAGAAAAAGATGTTATAAATCAGCTTTTGGAGCTTACTAAAAACACATCTGCGGAAGCTGTTCAAAATGTAAATTCCGCAAAAGAACAAGCTATTAAGGACATCCAGAGTGTATCACAGCCAGACACTACATTGACTATAGAAGGTGGTCTTGCAGAAGCAAAAGCAACGGGAGAAGCTATTGGTTCGCTAAAGGAAGATTTAGTAACATTAGAGACTACAAAAGATGGCGCAGTAACAGTTGAAAAGACCGATTTTTTTAAGAGTGTGCCGTTAAGTCAGAACAGGTTTAATGCCGAGGCAGCTCCATATATTAACGGCGAGATTTATACCGGGACGAAAGAAAACACTTCCAAAAATGCAGATTATTATATTTCCGATGAAATGTTGATTGAACCGGGGAAACAATATTATCAAAATTTCGAAGCCGCATGCGTGCTCTATGATTCCGCACACAAGTATGTGAGAACGATTGCATGGAATGAATCGCCATTTACAACTGATGCCAATGCAAAATATATTAGATGTTCCGTTAAAACCGTAGACAAAGATACTAAATATATTGGTGAATCTAAATGGGCGAACGTAAATGTTATAGCTTATACTGGCGATAAGACTGAAATATCAAACAAAAGTGTTGAAAGACTTTTAAAAGGTAAAGAAAAAATTGATGCGTTAGAATACCAATATTCATCCAATAGGTTCAACAAAAAATCAGAGGAAAATATTGACGGATATTATCTTAATAAAGGAAGAAGAATTGCCAATGAAGCATATTTTATAACTCATCTTATTCCAGTTGAACCAAATACACAATATTTTAAAAACGAAAATGGTGACGGTGTATTTTATGATAAAGATAAAAATATCATAAAATGGTTATTCCCAGACACAACAGGGCAATTTACCACACCAGAAAATTGTGCTTTCTATCAAACGAGCGCGACTATAAATATAAAAAATAAATTTTATGTATCAACAATAAATAATATTGGAGATTATAAAGAAACTATTGCATTGACTGATAACGGAAAAAAAGCAGTTGATGATTATATTTTGCCACAAGTTGATAGAAAAATAGAAAATTCAAAACAAACTTGTACAAAAGTCGAAGTATCTAGTTTGACTCTCCCGTATGTAAACGCTGCGCCATCTGTTGAAGATTGTGTGGTTACATTTATTGATGATGATGGTGACAAGGCTGTTTACACGGCATTATACCCACTTTTAAAGGAGAAAAATATTAAATTCGGGGTGGCTCTTGTTACAGGAAAAATTGGAGAAGCGAGCGGATTGCTTACACTTGACCAATTAAAAGAAATGCACAATAGTGGACATATTGAGACATTATCACATTGCCACACGAATTACAATAAAATGCCGACATTAACAAAAACTCAAATGGACTACCAGTATAATGAATCTAAAAACTGGTTGAAGTCAAATGGATTTGAGTATTCCGCATTTGTTTTTCCACAAAATACAACAGACAGATTATCCAGGACGGAAGCTAGAAAATATTTTGATTATTGCTTTACTGGAATTGCACGAAATGGTAATGAATTTATAGACCCATCAAAAATTTATCGTCTTGCCTATGGAAGTTATGAATCATATAATCCTCAAATTAGTGGCATTGAGGGAACTGATACATTGGAATATTATAAAGCATGTATTGACTCAGCATATGAAACTGGGGAATGGTTAATCTTTAATACACATGTCGGTGTTTCAGACACCCATACAACAGAAAATCAAATTGAGATGCTTTCTAATTTGATTGATTACATTGTTGGTAAAGGAATCAAAATACTTTCTCCGAGCGAAGCATTTGCATTAAAGCGGAATCTGGTATCGGTCGGTGATGTTGAGGAGGAGTATCTTTTCATTGGGCGAAAAGGATTTGCTACAAATTTGTTTACCGTACAAGTTGGTGGCTTCAAAGGAGAAAAGCTTAGCAATAATTCACCTATTACAGATTTCAAAACTGGAATGACAAGCATAATCACTGTGAATTATTCTCAAGGAAGTTCAGCAGGATTTCCAACTCAAGCAGGTATCTTGGAAACCTATCATGATAAAGGATACGCAGGATGGTCTTATCAAAAATGGATATCTTATCAGACATGTAAAGTCTACATGAGATTTTGGGATGAGGACACAACTAAAGCGTGGCTTGACTGGGTACTAATTAACTAAAGAGGGCTTTAGTTAAGCAACCAAATTTAAGAAAGAGAGGAAATATGAGAGGATTAGTCCGTCAAAAGCAAAAAGTATATTGGTCTCGAATTACTGAAAAAACGCAAGGATTAGACCGTATTAAAGTTTATGAGAAACCAGTTCTATACTCTTTTTCTGTATCATCTACAGCCGGAACACCAGAAGAAATTGCAGCTGGAATAGTGCCAGATTATGACAGATACATTACAAGCTTTAATCGAAATTTCCACCCACAGGAAGCGGACATATTTTGGATAGATAGAATTCCACAAATAAGCGAGGACGGAAGCCTTATTTTGAACAAAGATGAAGAGCCCACAGTATTGCCAGACTACACACTAAAGAAGATTTTAGACACACAAAAAGGCAATATTGCCAGATACGGAATTTCTAAAAGAGGAAACGAGGATGGGTAAGACAATAAAGTGTACCTTATCGCAGAAATCAATCCAAAATGCTATTGATGAAATAAAAAATTATCAAAAATCTTTAAGGAGCAAAAATGAAATCTTCATAAAAAGATTATGTGAATTAGGGATTCCAGTCATTAATCAAAATATTTTAGCAGCACAAGGCGATTCCGATAAGAACCATAATACTTACATCAAAATTAACAGTTTTGGAAACTATGCAGAAGCCCATTTAATATGCGAAGGAATAGACCTTTTGTTTATAGAGTTCGGTGCAGGTATTCACTACAATGGCACAGCAGGTTCTAGTCCGCATCCAAAAGGAGAAGAATTTGGTTATACAATCGGTTCTTACGGACAAGGAAAAGGAAAAAACGATTCCTGGGTATATGTTTCTGATTCTGGCGAATGGGTACGTTCTTACGGCACAGAAGCTACAATGCCAATGTATAAAGCCAGTGTAGAAATCATTCAGAATATCCGAAAAATTGCCAAAGAGGTATTCTCTTCTTAAAGATGATACCATAGTATACTGAATGATACCAACCAATTATGTTATCATTACAGTGTTAAATTGTAGCATAAAATGCAATGCGTTCACTATAAAGGTGGGCGCATTTTTTATTGTGAGGTGACAGATATGCCAGACACAATAGAATCCCCTGTATTAGAAGTTTTTTCAAGGTGGGGAGCGGCTGTTTCTAAGATTACTGGCGCAGACAATTACTCCATGGATGGGAGCGAGACAAATGCTTCTGGCAAAAAAGCATATGCACAGCTTTATATGCTCGGAAATCCAATTACGAGAGGTGACCTTGAAGGGGATGAATGCGCAACAATGCCATCGTTTCAAGTAAATTGCTTAACATCTGGGAGTAAAGCATTAACCAGATTGTATGAATTGGACAAGATAAGTCACAAAGCTATGGTGAACATGGGATTCCGTCGTACATATGGCCCGGAACCTATGTTTTTTGGTGACAGTGGAATCAAAAAGCTTGTTAGCCGATACAGCCGAATATATACAGGAAAATTACTTTAAACCAATGAACGCATAGACGTTCTTTTTTTATGCTTAAAACGAAAGCGAGGTGAGATTATGGATCAGATTTTAAGTTATGTAAAGCCAGAATTACTTATTGTCGTTGTAGTTCTTTATTTTATCGGGGTAATGATTAAAAAATCAGAAAATATTTCTGACAAATTTATTCCGATGATTTTAGGAATTCTCGGCATGTTAATTTGCGGTCTTTACGTTTTTGCAACATCTACGGTTTCCGGTTCACAGGAAGCTGCAATGGCGCTGTTTACTGCAATTACACAAGGAATTATCGTTGCTGGATTAAGCACTTATGTAAATCAGCTTATTAAGCAGTCTGGAAAAGAAGAGTAGAAAGGCGGTGATCCGCTATCTCCCGGCACAGGGTTACGTGCAAGAGAGTCATAGAGCCAGTTTATAGTTTGATAGAAAGAAAAGGAGATATAGCAATGGCAGAAAAAGGCAATATTGCTGGTGTATCTACAGTTGGTTCTCTTACTGGATATGCCGTTGAAACAGTGGCTGGTACTAAGCCTACAAAATTTATAATGCTTCACAGAATCAACGCTTCTGACGAAATTACCATTGATGTAGAGACGATTGATGCGTCTGCACTGGAAGACGAAATTGAAAGAACAATTGCTGGACGTGGTTCTACAGGTGGAACATTCAATGTAACAGTAAACGTTACAGACGAAACAATTGATGAGTGGGAAAAACTTATTGCTGCATACAAAACTGGAAAGGCATCTGGCTTATCAATGTGGTATGAAGAGTATTTCCCTTCTCTTCAAAAGGCATTTTTTACCAAAATTGAGCCACCAACAAAGATTCCAAAACCAGCCAGAGACCAGAACGGACTTCTTACAGTTTCCATGTCTCTGACTATCAATGAGTATGTTGGTGCTGATACCGCGATCAAGCCAACAGAGGAAGAGTAATTATTATTGGGAGGATAGGCCATGTATAAAACATTAACTATTGGTGGAAATGACTATAAACTAGAATACACAATTGAGGCATCTCTATATGCTGATTGTGTTAAGGGAACAGCTGAATTATTTTCTTCACTCGCACTGGCATCTGATGAAAAAGATATTTCTAAAATTATAGCCGGAGTTTCCAATATTCCACAGACTACACTTACAGTATTTTATGCCGGACTCATGGAACATCACGGAGATCATCCAGATGGAGATGGGAAAGTTCCGAACATTGCGGCAGCTAAAAGACTTCTTGCAAGTTATCTTCGCGAACATTCTGGTGATGAAACTGGAAATTTCTACGGAGTTCTTGAACTTTGCATTGAACAGATGGAGGAAGATGATTTTTTCAATCTGACCGGAATCGGGGCATTTCTGGACGAAGTGTTCAAGAGTTCCAAAACAAAGAAGAAATCAGTAAATCCGCAGAAAAAAGCTACCGAGAAGTAATTTGGGGTGAACTTTATCCAGAAGCTGTAAGAATTGGCATGAGTAAACGTGATTTTTTGCATTGCACCATAAAAGAGTTTCAACTTCGATTAAAAGCTTGGAGAAACCAAAAAGAAGATGAAATTAATCAGAAGAGCAAATTGATTGATTATCAATCCTGGGTTTCTGGTGCGTATGTTCAAATTGCTATAGCAAGTGCACTTTCTTCCAAGGTTTCATACCCCAAAAAGCCATTTGGAAGTGATGATAAAAAAGAATTGCTTCCAGAAAAGATTTATGATGAAAAAACAGAAGAGGAATTAAAGCAAGAAGAAAGATACTTTGAGCTTCTTGTAAAACAAGCAAATGCGAAACTTGACGAGATAGGTAACGAAGAGGGCAGGCAGGATGATTAGTCTTGTCTGCCCTTTATTTTTTTATGCAAAAAGGAGGGAAATTGAAAATGGCGGATAACACCATTGATACCCTTGATTTACAGGTTAGAAGTAGTACGGCAAAAGCTGTTCGGTCACTTGAGAACTTATCAAGAAAACTTTTGAACGTAAACAGTTCATTTAAGAATCTGAATACAGGTGGATTGCACCATTATGCCAGAGAAATAGGAAGAGTATCTGCATCCATAAAAACATTAAATGGTGTTAGAGTTTCATTACCTAATCTTGGTGGTCTTACAAAGCAACTTACCAACATATCACGTGTAAATTTTTCAGCATTGGATGGAAGCGGGAAATCACTTAAAGATTTTGCGTCTGGTTTATTGTCTATCAGCGGTTTACAGAATATTTCTGTACCCAAAATAGATACTAAAAATATTAATTCAGTAACAAAAGCTATTGAAAAGCTTGGAAAAGTTGATTCTTCAAATGCACAGCAAACAATTAACAGTATACAGAAAGTGGCACACTCTATGTCTGTTCTTAATACTGTTGATTTTAGTGGTTCAAAAGTAATCCAAGGAATTAATGCAGTCAAAAGGCTAATGGAAGTCAAAACGGATAATTTTGACACAACCACTTTGGATAAAATTGCAAATTCCATGAAAAGCTTTTCTGATCTCCCAGATGTATCTTCCAGCACCAACCGTTTTGTTTCTTCTTTACAGAAACTTGTAAATGCTGGTGATAAGGCAAAACAGGTAGAAGTTGCACTTCCTGGGCTTGGAAAACAATTAAAATCTGTGATAAAAACGCTGTCCAGAGTGGGGGATGTTTCCGAACCAACTAACTTATTTGTACAGTCAATCGGAAGATTAGCAAGTGCCGGAAACAAAACAAGTCAGACAGCAGGACAGTTACAGACTTTAGCACAAGAAACAAAGAAATTTTTCAAAGTGATGGAAAACGCTCCAAAAATCAGCGAGAACACTATCCGCATGACAGAAGCGTTAGCACAGCTGGCAAGTGCTGGCGGTAAGGTAAATACTGCAACCAATTCCATATCCAGTGCATTTTCTAAGTTATCATCTGGCACATTAAGTCTTGGGAACCTTGTAATCAAAACTGCTTCAAAGATTGGCAGTGGTATAAAAACTATTATTGGATGGTTTCAACGCCTTGGAAACGGTAGCTCTGGGTTGAAAACTGCTTCATTTAATCTGGGCGCACTTTTTAAAACTGCTGTTGGATTTAAGGCAATCCAGGGAATCATTGACTTTGGAAGAAGTGCGGTTAATTTAGGATCTCAAATTACAGAGGTCGAAAACGTTGTAGATGTTGCATTTGGAAGCATGTCTGATAAAGCTTATCAATTTGCATCCACAGCAAAAGAACAATTTGGATTATCAGAATTGGCGGCAAAGCAATATTCTGGGACCATGATGGCAATGATGAAATCATCTGGTGTTGCGCAAGATGCAGCTTCTAAAATGTCAATTTCTCTTGCTGGATTAGCCGGGGATATTGCATCATTTTACAACATTGATACAGATACTGCTTTTCAGAAAATACGCTCTGGAATTTCCGGGGAAATTGAGCCTTTAAGACAATTGGGTATTAATTTATCCGTTGCAAATATGGAGGCTTATGCTCTTTCAAGGGGAATTACAACATCTTATAATGCAATGTCTCAAGCTGAAAAAGTTGCTCTTCGATACAACTATTTAATGTCCGTCACAGGAGATGTGCAAGGAGATTTCGTAAGGACATCTGGCACCTGGGCGAACCAGGTTCGTTTACTCACTCTGAACTTCCAGTCGCTTTCCGCAGTAATCGGACAAGGAGTAATTGCTGGCATTCTTCCTGCTATCCAGGCTATCAATGCCCTTATGTCAAAGCTTATGCAAGCTGCAAATGTATTCCGCAACTTTATGTATGTTTTGATGGGAAAGAAGCTTAAAGGTTCACAGACTGGTGTTAGTGATGTTGTATCTGATCTGGGTGGAATTGAAACGGCTGTGGATGATGCTTCTTCTGGATTGGATGACGCTACATCATCTGCAAAGAAGCTGAAAAAGGCACTTTCTGTATTACCATTCGACCAATTAAATCAGCTTGCTGATAACTCAAACGATTCCGGGACTGCATCTAAAAGCCTTGGTTCTGGACTTGGCGATTTGGCTGATAGCTTTGCAGGAATACAAGATTCCTTGGACGAAGTTTTGACTGTCGATGAAACACCTATTAACAAATGGGCTTCCAAAATTAGAAAAGCATTCCTGGCGAAAGACTGGGAGGGTGTAGGAACTACTATTGCCGATATGCTTAATCTCGGAATGAGCAAGGTGTATGAGGTTATTAACTGGAAAAATGTTGCCCCGAAAATAACTGAGTTTACAGACGCATTTACAAGAGCATTCAATTCATTAAATACCAGACTTGATTTTGACTTGCTTGGAAGAACTATCGGGACGGGAATCAACACAGCTGTAAATACTCTTAATCAGCTTATTGGTGATGGCGGTATTGATTTTGGATTAATCGGCAGAAATATTGGTGATGGGTTAATCGGCGCACTGGATGAAATCAACTGGACTAATCTGGGTGAATTGCTTGGAAATAAGTTTATGATTTCCTGGAAAATGCTATCTGGATTTGTAAAACGTATGTCAGAAGAGGACGGCGCTGGTGTAACTGGTTGGGATAAGCTTGGTAGTTCACTTGGAAAAGCTTTAAATGGCGCTGTGTCCAAAATTTCCATGAAGGATATTGCAGATTCTTTATCTGGAATTTTAAATGGAGCGTTTAGAAGCTTGGCTGCGTTTACCAAAACTGTAAACTGGGATGAACTTACTAATAATATCACAGAGGGAATTTCTACTTTCTTGAAAAAAACAAACTGGAAAGAAAATGGACAAGCACTTGGAGATTTCATATCTCACCTGTGTACGGCGTTGAAAAATACGCTTACAAAAGACACTTTCTATGAATTTGGACAAGGTGTTGGAACATTCCTTGGCGAATTACCATGGGGTGAAATACTTAGTACTGCGGCTGAGTTGATTCTTGGTGGTTTATCAAGTGCCTTTAACGGATTAGTGGACGGATTAAAAGAAGACCATCCGCTTGTAGGAAGTCTCGTTGATATTCTTGGAAAAGCCTTTCTTGCTGTAAATGTTCTTAAAGTAAGCGGGATTGGAGAACTTGCATGGAACCTTATTGATCACATTAGTGAAAAAATTATTGCCAAAGAAAATGCTAAAATGATTGCTGAAAAGTTAGCAGATGTACTTGGAGATGGCACAAGTGGAGCAAAAGAAGCAATAAAAGATTTGGGGGATGCGGCAGGTTCTTCAAGCAGTAAATTTGGCTCTCTTGCTAAAGCACTTGGCCCTCTTGTTGGTGAAGCTGGACTTATCGTGGCAGTAGGAGCAGCTGCGACAGTAGCAACCTCTCAATTGGCTGGTCTTGTTGAAACCATGCAAGGCGGTAATGGTGTTGGAACCACATTCGGCAATACCATGAATAACTTCATTCAAACTTTACAGAGAAGAGGTGATATTCTTTCTGGGTCGGCAGAGGAAATTTGGCAGTTAAAAGAAAGCCTAGAGCAAGAAGGGATGACCGCCGAGGATAAGGCAAAAGCAACGCAACAATTGATTGATAAATTGGGAGAAATGGGGGTTACATCCGACCAGGCAGAGCAAGCATTTTCTCAATTAAACCAGAAAGGTCTTATTACGGACGACATGTTTAAGATATTGTCCGATTCCATTAAAACATTGGATGATAAAACAACAAATATGGCTGGCAGTATTGACCTTAGTAAACAGTCTATTGATGATTTGTATGACACCGTTCTTCCACAATTGCAAACACAGTTAGGACTTAGCGCTGATGAAATGGTTTCTCTTGATACAGCATTAATGGAAGCTGAAAATTCTGGTGGCACTGCACAGGATGCATTTGATAATATCATGGCACGCGCCAAGGAACTCGGAATCAATACAGAATCTGTAGCCAAGATTTTTGCACAAGTATTCCCAGATGCCGTGAAAGAGATGGAAACCAAGACGAAAACCTCTATCAGCAGCGCAAATACTTTTGTAAAAACTGGAATGGGAAGCATATCCAAAGCTACAGGAACTGCAATGTCTGGAATTCAAACAGCAACCGAGAAAGCTATGTCTGCTGCACAGACAAAAGTAAAAACTGCCACTGACAATATTAGTTCTGATTCCGAAACAAACTGGGGAAATTCCGCAAGCGCTGTATCGACAGCCCTCGGAACCATGGACACCGATACAAAAGATGTAATGGGCAAGGTTATGACAACCATTCAAAGTTATTGGTCTTCTGTCCTTATCAATACAAACCAGATTTGGGAAAAAGCTTCTGGAAAGGTTGATACGGAAACTGGCAAAATGCTTACTTATGCCGAAAATAATATGTCTTCTGTTGCAAGAGTTTTTTCTTCAATTAGACGAACTATTGACGGAAATTTTTCTGGTCTTTATTCTGTCGGCAAAAATGCAATGAATGATTTTAAACGTGGAATAGAATCTGTTTATATCAGAACCCCTCACATAGAGATGAATTACACAGACTGGCAAGAGGGAAACACTCACAAATACAGATGGAATTCAAATGTTAAGTGGTTTGCCAAAGGTGGATTATTCAATGGCGCACAGGTAATCGGTGTCGGAGAAGCTGGTTCTGAAGCCGTTCTTCCGTTGGAAAATCCGCGAACCATGAAGAAGATTGCAGACAGCATTGTTTCCAGTTCAGACGGAAGCATGGGACTTACAAAAGAAGAAATGGCAAAAGCAGTAGCACAGGGAGTTGCAATGGCAATGAGTATGAACAGTGGAAACAAGAATCCGCAGTACATCATGAACAGCATTATCCTGGACGGAAGCGAGATTGCAAAGGCAGTGTCAAAAGCCCAGAAAGATACAAACAGCCGCTTCAACCCGTCCCCGGCATATTGATTTTTGGCTGGTTGTGTGGTATAATTTCTTCAATGAAGAAGTACACACGGTCTTGAATTTTTGAGCCGCTAAGAAGAAACTAATATTTCTCAATCGTGAGGAATTTTTATCTTACTTGGCGGCTCTTTTTTATTTTAACCGTTAATTTTGGTAAAACCAGTGGGCTAACCCGACGGGGGACAGGTAGAAATGCCTTGCTACTTGCCTACTGATTTACATACAGTTCAAGGCACTCTTTTATACGAAAGGCAGGTATCAATCTATGGCAAGAAAACCACTTAGCAAGAAAATCAGATTTGAAGTATTCAAAAGAGACAAATTCACATGTCAATACTGTGGAAGAATGTCACCAGACGTAATTTTGGAAGTAGACCATATTGAGCCAGTAGCAGAGGGCGGGGATAATGAGATTACAAATTTAATTACTTCGTGCCGCGACTGCAATAGAGGGAAGGGCAAAACTAGAATTTTAGATTCCAAAGCAATATCGTTTCAACAGGAAGCATTAAAAGATCTTGCAGAGAAAAAAGAACAGTTGGAAATGATTGCTGAATGGAAGAAAGAGCTACTTGATTATGATAATATGGCAGTAAACATGCTAACGGAATATTTTGAACAATTGACAGGGTGTGATGTAAACGATAACGGACGTAAGGAAATAGGAATATGGTTAAAAAGATTTTCAGCAGATAAAATTATGGAAGCAATGGAAAAATCCGTAAAATCATATTGTAAAGAATTTTCATACGATGAAATTGTAATGGCATTTTCAAAAATACCAGGAGTGTGTATTAATCACTCAAAGGGGGATAATAAGTCAAATTATTATTTCAATTATATCAAGAAAGTTTTAACATCACGAGGAATAGAGTTTAATCCGAAACTTTTAAAATATTATGTTGAAACATATTTAATCACAGAAGAAGATTTTGCAGTGGAAAAGAAAAATAAGCGGTATTTGAAGGTATTTGTCAAATATCCAAGTACTAAATTTGATAAGGATAAATTTGCACAAAACTATATGATGGATAAATGTTTTGTAGAAATACTAGATATTGATGGAGAAAAAAGCATAAAAAATATTAAATATGGGCTTGATTTAGAAAATAATGGGTATTTCTTTTCTGAAAGATATTCGCCACAAAATAGAGTTAGCTTAATTCCGTACCTTAATGGTTTCGCAGAATTGCTAAGAGAGTATTACAAGGAATACTATCAAACATACAATGAACCTCACCCAGTTTTAACTACTGAACAAGGATTAAGGCTTTTAAATCATTATGCGTCAAATAAATATTGGTCAAATTGTGTTACTAGAGAAGACTATGGTAATATGTTTTCAATGCTTAAATTAGGCAAAGAATATGATGAAAAAGTGCAAATGCCAGAAGCTATGTTTTCCTGTGGAGGGACTATTTGCGCCGAAAAATGTGCAGAATATGAAAGCGAGGAAAGAAAAAAGCATGATTTTAGACCTTAAAATAAATTAATTTTTTTAGACGCACAAAAGACGCATAGTAGACGCACTCAGATAAAGGTTTAGATAAAGGTTTAGATAAAGGTTTAGATTAAGATATAGATTTAGATTAAGAAAAAGAGAAAGAATTATATTTTGAATAATATCTAACGATATTATTATGTCAGATAAATCTGACACAGAATGGGACAGGGAGGACACACTATGATATTTTGGCTATCAATAATCATTTTTGCAGTCGGCGTTGTTATTCTGATTGCAAATAGAATAGGAGAATCTTTAAGCTACGAATATGAGTATTCGAATGTGAGCGCAACCGTGCTTGTTTTGGGCGTAGCAGTGGCTTTTATCGGTGCGGTATATCTTTTGATCGCTGGATTGCTTTTAGCAATAAGCCAGACTACGGTTACCGCCACCAGACAGGCAAATGCCGAGAAATACAAAGCATTGACTTACAAACTGGAAAGTGAAGCTTGCCGAGATCAATTCGGACTTCTTAACAAAGAAATTATTGACGAGGTACAGAGATGGAATGTAAAAGTAACTTACTACAAAGCAATGGAAGATAACTTTTGGGTTGGAATCTATTACCCAGATGTGTACGGTGATCTGGGGACGATTGATTATGAGACATATGAGGGTAATTAATTGACATGATAAAATAAACAAATCCATTTCAAAACTTCACACCCGATAAAATATAGGCGCAAGCCAAGAAAATTGAATTTTGAGCCAAGAAATTAATTAATTGTGGAGAATTAAAACATATGAGCCAAATAGGAACAGAACTTCCAACAGAATATTCAGATCGTTTCGATAAATTACGACAGAATAGGGCTGAGGTAAGCTTTTACAAATATGGCACGGCAAAGGATAATTTCGGGGAGAAGTTGGTAAACGCCCTGGAATCTCATGATATGTGCATCAAAAAGTATCGTGAGACAGGAAACACAGAATATCTTTGCGATGCAGCTAATTATTTGATGTTTGAGTTTATGTATCCTCAAATTCCGGGTGCATACTTCAAGACAACAGACAGCGGAGAAAGTGCCGGAGTTGCCGGAACACCGATTAATCAGCTGAAAGAGAAGTGGTATTAACGAAAAGGAGATATGAAAACATAATGAACAGACCATTATTTGAGCCAGGAGACATTGTACAGCACTTTAAGAGAGAAACCATCAAGGAGCCACGCAACAACGAGTATTTGTATAAGTTTATCGGATATGCCAGACATACAGAAACAGGGGAAGACTTGGTAGTATACAGAGCTTTGTATGGCGGTAAGGAACTATTTGCCAGGCCAACAAAGATGTTTTATAGTAAGGTAGATTGGAAAAAATACCCAGAAATAAAGCAAGAGTATAGGTTCGAGAAATATCATGGGGTTCTTTACGCTGATGGACTTTAAACAGACATACTTTTCTATCTGGCAAGATATATGGAACCTCCACAAGAAGTATGCCTTTATATCAAAGGACGATATTCCGCAGTGGGAAAATCTCACCATGGAAGCAAAGCAGATTCACGATAAATACGCTGATTCTTTCGGTGCGAAATTTGCCGAAGCTCTTTTGTTTGCCGTAACTGCGGAAATTGATAGAAAAGCGAAATAGGACTTCCAGAATACGTCCCAAGGTGGTAAAATATGGGTATCAAATATTGGGAGGTACGTATGTATGAAGAAAGTGAAAAGAGTTATTGTTGCGGCAACCGTGATGGCAAGTTTGGTGACTGCGACACCTGTCATGGCGTTTAAGTGGGAAATCGGACAGAAGGAAGAAATTACAGAAACAGCACAAATAGAACCAGCTACAGAAGAAGAAACAGAAGCGGTTTTTTCTGTATGCAAGGATTTATGGGAAGATTTGCAGCTAAAAACTTATAAAATGAGCCATTCTGAAAGATTTGGAGATTCTGATGCTTCAGAGGACACGGAGAACTATTACGAAGACGTAGTTAAAGAAATTTATTCGAAAAAAATCAACGATTATCCAGACTTTTCAATGGGCGATGAAGTGGCTGTAAATGGATATGTATTGCAGACAATACAAATTCCAACAGACCAAGAGTGGCAAATAAATAGTATTAATAAATCTGGGGCATACAGAGTGCAAATTGCAATGGATGACGGAATAACATATACTGGATATGATGAGTTTGCAATGATGGTAAGAAGCAACAATGCAAGCGTAATGAGCCTACAGGCTGGAGATTATGTTACTGTTGAGGGAATATTTTTAAAACCAGACGCAATTTCCGCACAAGACTATATATATGACTGTTCTATCTCAAAATGCGAAGATATACCGCAAGTCCCGCTTGGAAAGAAAAATGCGTTGAAGGCGGCAAGGAATTATTTGGAGTTAATGCCATTTTCTTATGATGGATTAGTTGGACAATTAATAACATTTGATAAATACAATCAAGAAGAAGCCGAATATGCAGCAGACTTTTGCGGAGCAAGTTGGAACAGGCAAGCTGAAAAATCTGCGAAAAATTATTTGGATTTAATGAGCTTTTCAAAAGATGGGTTAATTCAACAACTAGAAACGTTTGACAAGTTTACTACTGAACAAGCAGAATATGGAGTTACGCAAGCAGGGTATTAAAAGAGATTAGGCTAGGGATTCCTCCCTAGCCTTTTATCTTAATTCATCCAGCTATATGTATACGAATCATTTACATATACTTCAAATTTATCTGGTATGATATCCTCGAAATTCCTATCAAATGGAAAATCAAATTCGAGATAAGCTGTCGATCCTGGATTTTTTACATCAGCATTACGATCATCATACCCCACTATCCTACCATTTTTATAAAATACAATTGCAATAGTGGTAAACGCATTTTTCCGTCCATTGTTATCTACTTTTACCACTACATTTCTATTTCCAAAATTGGCTGAATAATGAATTCCCGAGTTATTTGTTATAACACTTGAAGATGCTTTCTTAATATTCAAATTGATTTTAAAAGAATCCCACGTTTTATCAGAATTCCAGCCTTGAAGTGCACATTTTGAATGTGCTGCAAACGCAAAATTATAATCCTTATCAACTCCGACCATTGTTCCATTCAGATAATAGATAAATTCAACGGTCAGATCAACTGCATGGTCATAATGGTTTTCCAGAATTGCCACAGCTCCATACGGCGTAGATTCTGCATGATAACTAACAACATTCTTTTTACCACTGCTGTTAGCATTTGGATTTCCACCAAAACCGCCATTGCCATTAGAAGCCTTTTTCACAGTAACTTTACAGGTATATTTCTTTTTACCAATCTTTGCGGTAATTGTAGCGGAACCTTTCTTTTTCGCTTTTACACGTCCTTTAGAAGATACCGTAGCAACAGATTTTTTGCTACTTGTCCATTTTACTTTTCCTTTTGTTCCAGTTACTTTTAATTGTAATGTTTGACCGACTTTCAAAGTGGCTTTTTTCTTGTTGATTTTACCAGCCGCCGATACTGGAACTGCCATACAGACAATCAGTAACATAATGGTAAAAATTGCCAGTAACTTTTTGGATTTTTTCATATGCGTTTTCCTCCCTAAATCAGTATGATATCTGTATTTTACCACTCCAAAACGGATAGTGGAATAGGAAATTTGAAAAAATTTAAAATAATGGTTGACTTATGGCTAGCCATAATATATACTATGTTTAGGCGGAAGGGAAGTGATGAACATGTCGCCGAGAACTGGAAGACCTATCGTTGGAAACGAACCGAGAAATAAGCGAATTGCTTTGAGAGCAACGGAAACTACCGTTAAAAAATTTCAAGAGTGTTCTGAAATTACAAAGAAAACGCAAACAGATTTGCTTGAAGAAATGGTTAATGATTTACACGATAAGTTGACAAAAAAATAGTAGTTGCGCCCCGACCAAAGTTTGCAACTACTAAACACCCAAACCGCAAAGGATTTGATAAATCTATCATACCATTTCCTTTGCGGTAATTCAATATCTGAAAGGAGATTTTATGGCAGATTTAAAAGTTATCGAAAATGAATTAGTTCCTGTGTATGAAACAAGTACAGGCGAAAAAGTGGTGTATGGTTCGGAGCTTCATGGAGCATTACTTGTAAAGAGTCCATACAGAGAATGGTCGCAAAGAAGATTAAAAGATTGTGACGCTTTAGAAAACGAGGATTTTGAAGCCGTAGAAATTTCTACACCTTCTGGACAGACTAAAAAAGACCATATAATCAAACTTGACACTGCCAAAGAAATGGCAATGCTTGAACGCAACGACAAAGGGAAACAGGTTCGCAAGTATTTCATCCAAGTGGAAGAGAAATACAAGCAAACAGCAATCAACATTAATCAACTGTCCCCCGAACTGCAAATGTTTAATCAGATTTTTCAACAGGTAGCCAAAACTGAACTGGAAAAGAAGAAACTTGCGGAGCGTGCCGACCAACAAGAGAAGAACATGAAAACCATCATTGATACCTTTAAAGGAACGGATTCCGATGTTGGCACAGAGAAGTGGGTAAACAGATGTATTTCAAAGATTGCCGAGAGCGATGATTTCTCTTACTCATTCGGGAATAAATATGCCGCCGCCAGAAACGAAAGCTACCGCAGATTATCGGACAGGGCTGGTTGCCGATTAGATCAGCAACTTAGAAATGCGATTTCCAGAGCCGAGGAAAGAGGATGCACCAAGGCACAGACTAACCAGATTAATAAACTGTCCGTGATTATGCAGAATAAGCGGCTGAAAGAGATTTACGTTAGTGTGATTAAAGAAATGATGATTGCATACAGAGTAGAAATCGCATAATTAGATTTTTACAGGGATACACAGGAGGAAAATAAAATGACAAAGGCTGAATTACAGAAAACAATTGACGAACTGAACGCAGATAACAACGAGTGCTTAGTGCTTCTGGATGAGTATATGTACAGACAGAGAATCATTGAAAATCTTATCAATTTGAAAGACCTGTCAAAATTAAAGGGAATGTATCTCTTTACCAAACAGTTAATCGGGGAAGCGTGATATTATGGCAAATAGAATCCAGTTCAATGACTTTCAGAAAAAGAGCGTGTACGCCAAGTGCAACGGAAAATGTGCGATATGCGGTAAGCCTGTCAAATTCAAGAAAATGACAATCGACCACATTACGCCGTTGTCCCGGGGCGGCACCAATGATATTAAGAATCTGCAACTGGCTTGTAAGCGTTGCAATAGCATGAAGAGCAACATGACAATGGATGATATGATGGGGCAGATTTCCGAGATTTTGAAGTATAACCGCAAACAGAAGTTGATTAGAGTGTTGGGAGGAATTGTAGAATGATTGACTATAAAGAAGAAATCAAGAAACTTTTGGAAAAAGTAGATGATTATTATGATCTCAAAAGAACATATAAGTTGCTCGAATATCTGTACTTAGAGGAAGTTTTAAAAACAGTGAAATGATACCAAAGTATACTGAATGATACTTTCACCGTATGTTATACTATAAAATCATAATAAGCAATTTTTAAAGCGTTTACCTTTCGGGGTAGGCGCTTTTTTGTTGCCAAAAAATAAATCATAAAGGAGATATGAATTTATGCTGGTAGAAATCGTTGGAAAAAGATACGAAGAAAAGTTACTTACTACGTCAAGAAAAATCGCAGAATCTTTCGAAAAAGAGCACAAGGAAGTAATAAGGGCAATTGAAGGACAAGTTGACGCAGAGGGTAAAACCAAACATTTAGGTCTTGTAACACAGATTTCTCAAAGGGGAGATATCCCCCTTTCTGATTATTTTATAAAAACTTCTTATATCGGAGAAAACAATCGTGAGTATACCGAATACCTTATAACAAGAGATGGATTTTCCTTGTTAGCCATGGGATTTAATGGTGAAAAAGCATTACAGTGGAAACTTAAATACATTGACGCTTTTAATAAAATGGAATCTGAATTAAAAAGAATTCATACAGAACGTCAGCAATGGCAAATCGAGCGTGACAAGGGTGTTGTTATTCGACATATCCTAACAGATACAATTAAGATGAAAATAACGGAAAGCCAAAATAAAAGATTTGCTTATCCAAATTACACAAATTTAATTTATCGTAATTTATTCGGAAAAACAGCCAAAGAGCTTGAAAGTGATTATGGGGTAAAAGCAAAAGAAAATCTTAGAGATTTCTTCACAGGTGATGACTTAGCAAAAGTACAAAATATGGAAATGCTTGTAAGCAGCCTTATTAATTGCGGATGGGGATATCAGCAAATTAAAGAATTTGTTCAAAGTGAAGCAACTAAAATGATTGCTTGAGAGCACTCTAATTTGAAATCAGAGTGCTAAAGTAGGTGAATATATGGCAGAAGTATTTCTTAAAGTGGATGGGGTAGCATTGCCCTGTCCTTCTTCTTTTACATGGGGATTACAGGATATATCGGCATCAGAATCCGGCAGAACAGATGATACGACCATGCACAAAAACAGAGTTGGACAGAAGCGAAAGCTGTCTGTAGGTTGGAATGGCCCAGATTGGGACACTGCGTGCAAAATTATACAGGCAGTAAATCCAGAGTACATACAGGTCACATATCCAGACTTGCTGTCTGCAAATAAGCACGAAACCAGAACATTTTATGTCGGTGACAGGGAATCCCCTTTTAAGTGTTGGTGGATAGGCAATGAGCGCATGGAAGGACTTAAATTTGATTTTATCGAGAGGTAAGACATGCGAAATTTATCAACGGAATTTAAAGAACAACAGAATAGTGGGAACCGCAACTATCTGAAATATGCAGATTTTACCTTTACGGATGGAAGCACATTATCCATTACCGATGAGGACTTGTGGTCTAATGGCTTCAAATTTGAGGATGCAGTATCGCAAAGCGGTTCTTTTGATATCGGCGCAGCTATCGTAAATAAGCTGACATTGCAGATCAACAACTTTTCTGGAAAGTACACAGATTACATCTGGGACGGAGCGAGAGTTGTTTGCCATATTGGGCTTGAATTATCTACTGGTATTGAAAAAATCCGTATATGTACCATGACAGTAACAGATGCACCATATCAGAACACAGCTATTATTAGCCTAACTTGTGAAGATTCCATGCGATTATTTGATCGTGATTATTCAGAGAGTAAGTTGTCTTATCCGGCAACCAGATTGCAAATCATCCAGGACGCTTGTGAGGTGTGCGGAGTAACACTTCAATCTACAAGGTTTGATAATGATGATTTGATAATACAGAATCGACCAGATGATAGCAGTATTACTTTCCGACAGGTAATTGCATGGATAGCACAGATGGGCTGTCAGTGGGCGAAAACAGATGCATACGGCAGATTATGCCTTGGCTGGTATAAAAATGAAGTGCCAGACGATTTTTATAATAAGGAAGAAGTTCCATGGAAAGATATTGAAGGGAAAGATATCTTAGATACAACTGGCGCACAGATTATAACTGTTATGCAAAAGGGTATTACAGCCATAGATACAAATGGATTCACACCATGGCTGTACGATGTCGAAATAACAGGTGTAAAAGTTACAGAATACGTTGAAAATTCTTCTCAAAATGAAGCGAAAACATATCAGTCGGGGGAATCTGGCTATGTTATCGAAATTAGTGATAATAAGCTAATTCAAGAAGGCTCTGGCGAGAAAATCTGTCAAATTATCGCAGACAGGTGCGTGGGGCTGAAATTCAGACCGTTTACCACAGGCGCATTGACCAATATTGCATGGGAAGCTGGTGACACCATTGAGATTTCCGACAGAAATGGGAAACAGTACAAGAGCTTCCTAACTTCTGTTGCTTTGAATCCAGGCACATTTGAGCAACTTGAATGCAGTGCTAAGAGTGTATCTAGGAATAAGCAGAAACAATACAGCCTTAATCAACAAGTACAGGCAGAAAACAAAAAGAATTTAAGAGATGAACGTACCGCCAGAGAAAAAGCTATAGAGGAGTTGTCTAATCGTTTAGCGGAATCCTCTGGCGTATATACTACCGTAGAGCAACAGCCGGACGGAAGCAATATTTATTATCTTCACAACAAGCCACAGTTATCCGATTCTGATATTGTATGGAAAATGACTGCGGAAGCGTGGGCTGTTTCTACAGATGGCGGACAACATTGGAATGGCGGTATGACGGTTGATGGTGATGTAATTGCCAGAATCCTTACTGCCACAGGCGTTAATGCTGACTGGATCAATACAGGAACTATTAAAGCAATTGACAAAGATGGAAATACAAATTTCCTGGTTGATGTAACAACAGGAAGGGTTATTATCAATGCAGATTCTGTACAAATCAAAGGAAAAGATGTCAATGCAATTGCAAAGGAAAAAGCAGAAACAGAAGTAAATAATTTTATAAGCAATACATACACAACTGATATCAATAATTTACAGTCTCAAATCGACGGACAGATTGAGACTTTTTTTTATGACTATGAACCGACCTTGCAGAATATCCCGGCTTCTGGATGGACTACCAACGAAGAACGAAAGAAACATGAGGGTGACTTATTTTACTGGAAATCTAAGGGATATGCGTACCGTTTTATGCAAGATGGGGCAACATGGAAGTGGCAACTGGTACAAGATACTGATATCACGTTAGCACTTGCCGCCGCAGAAAAAGCGCAAGATACGGCAGATCATAAGCGGCGTGTATTCGTAGTTCAGCCAGAGCCGCCTTACGATATTGGGGACTTATGGACACAAGGCTCTAATGGTGATTTGATGAGATGTAAAGTTGCCAGAGCAAGCGGTTCTTACTCAGTGGATGATTGGGAAAAGGCTTCAAAGTATACGGATGATTCTACTTTCAATACTTTCTTGGATGGAGTTTTCAAAGATACAATAAGCAATCTCAAAACACAGATTGATGGCAAGATTGAAACTTGGTACCAATCAAGCGACCCGTCTTTGAAGTGGACAAAAACAGAGGAACAGCCTTGGCTTGATGCAAGCGGAAACAAGATTTTGGACACCAGCGGAAATGAAATTGTTCTAGTGTGGGAGACCGAGAAAGTAGAGCACGAGGGCGACCTTTGGCACAATACTTCTGATAACACGCAATGGATATACAAATCTGGTGAATGGAAGCCACAATCAATTCCAGATGCACTTTTAGATAAAGTGGATGGAAAATCTTCTGTTTACACGGTTCAGCCAACGCCGCCGTATTATTCCGGAGATTTATGGATGACTACGGATAGTGATGGAAAAGCTTCACTCAAAGTCACACAAGTAAACCGCCTTGATGGTGCATTTAACGATAAAGATTGGATTGATTTCAAGTATGCAGACAAAGATGATATCAAAAATGCAATTGACAATTACGATACCAGTCTTGGACAGGATGAAGTATTCAACAAGCTTACAAAAGGCGGAACGGAACAGGGAATCTATATCGAAGATGGAAAAGTATACATTAATGCAAAATACATTTTAGCTGGATTACTTGCCGGTGAGAGAATTAACGGTAGAGGGCTAAAAGTCATTGATGATAACAAGAACGTAACCTTAGAAATCGACAGCAAAGGAAACGTCATCTTAGCTCCAAAAACTTTTTCTTTACAAGGGAAAACAGTAAAGGAAATTGCAGATTCTTCTGCCAGTACCGCAGTTTCTGGACAGACACAAGCCGATATTTTCAACAAACTTACCAATGGCGGCAAGGCACAGGGGATTTACTTGGATGAAAATGGAAATGTCTATGTAAATGGTGAATACGTGCAAGCCAAAGGAATTAGGGTTGTTGATGGAAATGGAAAAACCACTTTTGCCATTGACAAAACCACTGGTGCAGTAACAATTTCAGCTTCCAGTTTTGCTCTTGGGGATAAGAGTATTTCCAGTATTGCAAGTGAGGAAGCACAAAAGAAGATTGATGCATTGCCAAAAGATACGGACAATCTTTTAAATGGGTATCTTCTTACAAAATCAGATGTAGAAACATATTGGGATTATAGTGGAAGTATTAATTATGATGTGATAAATCCTAATAAAAGTCGTGATGGTGCAGTTGCTATTACAGCGAATGGCTCTGATTGCTATTTGAGCGCAAAGAGAAGTAATAACCAGGTTGTACGATTGCCTGGAACATATCAAGTGTCAGTCTGGCTAAAAGCAACTCAAAACATGAAAATAAAAGTGTCGCTAAATAGAGCAGCACAAGATGTAAGCGTCACTACAGAGTGGAAAAAATATGAATTTTTGCAAAACGTTACAACGATAAGTTCAAATTATCAATTATTTACAATCGGTGGATTCAACAGTTTTACAAGCGGTACTTTGGGAGTTTATCGCCCAGAAGTAACTGTGGCAGTAAGTAGTGAACATGTATTGAACTTGCTCACAGATAATGGGGCAAAGCAAGGAATATACATGTACAACAACCAACTTTATGTGAATGGACAGTATATTAAAGCTTTGAGTATAGCAGCCAATGCGATAGAAGCAAGCGCAATTACAACCTCAAAATTAGCAGCAGATGCAGTGACAGCAGATAAGATAGCAGCAAACGCAGTGACAGCTACTAAGATATCTGTGAGCGATCTACAATCTTTAGGAGCTACTATTGGTGGATTTAAAATCACAAGTTATTCGATAAATAGCTCCGTAAACGGAATATTAGAGTTAAACGTAGGAAATGCAGCCAACAATCCATGCTTATTGGCACAAAATTTGAATGGAGATTATGTAAAATATTCTTCTAAAGGAGTGATTTCGAGGTATCCAAAATCTTTGATGCTTATACCTGGAGATGCGGCAAGCTTTGATGAACAGGGATTTTTTAGTGAAAATGTTCATCAGTTAGGAAGAACACAGTTTAATGCAGATGTGAAGATAGTTGGAAACTTCTCCGTCACAGGAACTAAATCCGTTATAGCCAAAACCGAAAACTACGGCAACCAACTATTCTATTGTTATGAAACCCCAACCCCAACTCTTGGAGATTTTGGCGGTGGAGTAATTGGGAAAGACGGAATGGCAATCATCTCAATTGATGATATATTCCAGGAATCTACAGAAACAGCAATTGAATACTATGTATTCCTTCAAAATGAAGGAGAGGGGCAGTCTTGGGTATCTGAAAAGTCAGATACCTATTTTGTTGTCAAGGGAACCCCAGGATTGCGGTTTGCATGGGAGCTGAAAGCTAAACAGAAGAACAAAGAGTATATCCGTTTCAATGCCGGAAAAGAAGACCGAGAAGTGAATTTTGAGACAGTCAACCTTGAAAATGTAATGTTCGAAGAACGTGAAAAAATTATACAAGAAATGGAAGGAGAATTATTATGAGCGTGATTAAAAAGCTTACATCATTTATGAAACTGTCAACAGGAGAGGGCGATAGAATCGCCTTTACCTACTCAACAATTGATACCGAAAGTGGAAAGGTTTTAAGTCAGAATGAGAAAGGAAATTTTCTCATTTTTGACGATGGGCTTTCGGCAAACATTAAGGCGATTGAAGACTATATCAATAAAAATCAACTGAATTAAAGGAGGGCAACCACATGCCAAAATGGACTGAATACACATCAAAAGATACGTTAGCGGATAATGACGAAGTAATGCTGTATGACGCAACTGCGAGAGCGAACAAGCGCGGACTGATGAGCAAGTTTTGGGATTATGTCGTTGATAAAATGTCAACGGCTGTTATCGGTAAATTGGAAACGGAAAACAAGACAATTATTGGGGCACTTAACACATTAAATAGTGAGACTAAAAAGATGATCTCACTTCCAAATGGAAAAACCGTAACCTTAGTTTCAACGCAAGATTATGACACTATTATTATAGTAGGACAACTTGGTGGAAAAATATTTTTCGATATAATTCCTTTGCATCAAAATGCTCATATTATCCATTTGGGCGAAATTACTATTGCAGTAAACAGCACAACAAAAACTTCTACTATTATTGAAATTCCAAATTATGCCATTTGCACTGCGCTTGGATTTGGACAGTTATCATACTTATAATTAAAGTTTGTGAAAGAATGCTTTTTATTGATGCAAAAGGTTTATTGTATTTGTTTCCATGGAAACCATTCGCCCCAAATTAGACGACAATACATCTTTTGGGATATGTATTCCAATGCGAATTGCACCCCCCCCTATTTGATGACCGTGGATTGAACTGAAAACACAAAAATATTTTTCAGTTTGTGGTGTTTTAAGGGTTTCTGGATTTGCCAATACCAATTGCGTTCTGTCACAAATATTAAGATCTCTTGTATATGTATCGTAATCTTCTGGAGCAATAGTATTTTGCTTTCACTCACTATTTTATGTGTTAGAGAGCTGCGGAAATTATAGCCTCCTTATCACGGTACAGCTATACTTGTGGTAAGGAGGTGATGTCATTATGACAGAGAATTTAATCATGGTAGATATATTGTATAAAGAGTTTATGCTAAAGAGCACTCCAAATGGGGTGCTTTTTATTATGCACTTTTTTTAACCTCAAAAACGAAAGGAGAACATACATGAATATCAATACCTCATTAATCAGCAACAACAACAGCTACGCAGGACAAACACCTCGGTATATTGTCATCCATAATACAGATAATATAGCCAAAACAGCAGATGCCAAAGCACACGCCACTGCACAACATAATGGCAATTTTCATGGCTATTCAGCCCATGTATTCGTTGACGATAAGTCAGCATACCAAGCCTTGCCGTACAATCGTGGAGCATGGCATGTTGGGGTAGATTACGGCGGTAAACTTTTTGGAACTGTAAATAATCATAATTCCATCGGAATTGAAATGTGTATGAATGCCGGATATAACTACGAAAAAGCATACCAGAATACCGTTGATGTATGCAAGCAATTGATGAAAAAGTACAATATCCCGGCATTCCGAGTAGTGCAGCATTACGATGTGTGCGCTAAGAATTGTCCATCCGTTATCCGTAAAAATGGTGACTGGTATAGATTCAAGAAGCTCATTTCCAGTGAAACCGTGACAGCGCCAACCACAAAGCCGACTGTAAAGGTTGATAAGTATTACCGCATCCGTAAGACCTGGAAGAATTCCAAGAGCCAGATTGGAGCGTACAAATCACTGGAAAATGCGAAGAAGTCTTGCAAAGCCGGTTACTCTGTTTTTGACTGGAATGGAAAAGCAGTGTATTCTGTAACAGCAAAGAAAAGTGTAGACAATGTTGCAAAAGAGGTAATCAACGGCGAATGGGGAAATGGACAAGATAGACGAGACCGCCTGGAAGCTGCCGGCTACAATTACACAGAAGTGCAGAAAAAAGTCAATGAATTACTGAAATAATAACACTCCCGGGGCTTTCCCGGGAGCTACTTAAATGTTGTATATTCTTCAAATTCGTTTCTTATTTTCGCAAAGTCTTTTCTTCTGATCGGCACAGTATTCCCAGAAAACATAAGGAACGAAGTATTTATTTCTTTTACCTCATCCATGTTTATTATGTAGCTCTGGTGGCATCTTAAAAATCTGGAATCCAGTAATTCTTCAATATCAGACAGTTTACATCGTTCCGTATAAACAATACCGCAAGTGCAGTGGATAATGATGTATTTGTTTCGACTCTCAATATATTCGATATTTTGAAATTCCACCCGATGAATAAAGTCTTTTCCTTTTATCATAAGAGTGCTTTTGCTGATATGTTCCAGAGCATGATTGAAAGCAGTATACATTCTGCCGTTTTCAGATCCTTTTATAATATAGTGAATTGGGAGTAAATCAAGAGCTTCAAAAACATACTCTTTGTGGGCTGTCCAGAAAATAATATTTCCATCATAGCCATTTAATCTCAATTCCTTTGCAACTTCAATTCCATTTTCTTCTCTCAAAACGATATCCAAAACTACAATATCATACCATTCGCCATCTGCCACATCATCAATAAGTGGCTGTCCTTTATCATACGGAGTAATCAATGCTTTTATATCACCATTTCGTTTGAGAAAATTATTAATCCGATGCATAAATATACCAATCTGGATTTCGTTATCATCACATATTGCAATTCGCATTCAAATCATCCCTTTTCATGTAAAATTCGCCACCAGAGGTGCTAATTTCGCCATTTCCTGTGTAATTGTATATTTTTTGATACAATGTTATTGTAATACATTAAGATGATAGTGTAAAGGGGATGGATTCATGGAGAAACATAAAAAAATCATAATTGTGTTTATACTGATATTCGTGCATGTGCTCTTGACTCAATATGTTTACTTCTGCCCGGAGCGTAGTATTATCTTTGGGAGGGGTAAAACTATCGCAATTGCAAAAACAGAGGTAAAACAGGTTGTCCATGAGCGCTATAAATCCCTCACTGACAAGAATCCAGCCCCTTTATTTCTATCTACATATATAACGAATGAAAAGTACCAAAATCACAATATCTATACTGAAAAAAACATAATTTGCAATAATATCGAGGAAAAGCAACTTGCCAGAAAGGACTTGAGTGGAGATGATTCCGTCCCATTATATGGTTATGAAAACATGATATAATTTAGTAAATAAGAACAGAAGTTTGGAATATTGGGAGGGATTTACGTGGATTACAAGAAAGAAATTATTGAGATGATACAAGAGATACATAGTGAAAAGATATTAAATCTTATCTATTGGTTTGTTAAAAGAGGATACAAAGAAGAAAGGGCGGGAAGATAATTCCCACCCTCAGAACCTAGAAAATAAACTTTTCAAAGAAATCACACAACAAATCTTTTTTATCGGGCGACAGTTTATCGTATTCAAGAATAATTTTCATGAATCGTGGATCTGTTAGCCCGATTTTCATTGATACATCTGAATATTCTGCATCAATTTCCTTTTCCTCTTTCAAATCCGTTAAGTCAGACATTCCAATTCGGAAATAATCTGCTAACGCTCTGATTTTTCCAGTTCCAGGCATTGAATTGCCTTTGCACCACATATTAAATGTGGAAGGGTTAGTTCCTACTGCTTCGGCAACTTCTTTTTGCTGTTTGCCACTTAATGAAATATACTTGTTGAGATTGTTTGAAAAGATTTTTTTCTGTTCTTCATCTGTCATCATGGTGTTCCTCCTCCTTACATATTGTATTGTACATCATACTAATAAAAAATTCAAGCATAAATTCAAAATAATTGAATTTTAGTGTTGACAATTCAATTAAAATGAATTACAATAAGACCATCAGTTAAGAAAGGAGATGAGCAAATGCCAAAGATTTCATTAGAAGCAGTTCGTGTGAACGCTGGATATAACCAGAAAGAATGGGCTGAAATGTTCGGTATTTCCAATAGTACAGTTGTTAACTGGGAAAAAGGAAAGACAGAACCAACATTATCACAACTTAGAAAAATGAGTGAACTTTCTGGTATTCCTATGGACTTTATTTTTGTGCCCAATAGATTCAATTAAATTGAATTGAAAATTTATTAAGAAAGGAATTGCATGAAAAAATCAAAAATTGAAATTCGTCAAGTAGATGGCGAATGTGGAATATTTACAGAAATCCTTGTGGACGGTCACAAACTCGAAGGGGTAAGAAGCTTTGAGCTGAAACAGGGAGTTGGAGATTCAGAACCTATTCTTTCCATTGATCTGAATGCTTTAAATTTATCCACGGACTTGCAGATGTTGCAGGTGAACCAGAAAGGTATCGGGGAAATTGAGGGAATCAAGTTTAAAGATTCACCAAGGATGCTGAAATTTCAAACAGAATAGGCTCCCATATCTCAGAGAGCCAAACAGAATTATTTTGAAGCTTTTAAAATGGAACATTGTTTCGGATTTGAACAACATCCAGTTTTGCTTGCATAATTACACTTAATTCGACCTATTGTGTAATTAGGCGTCAAATCATCCAATGATCCAGTATTAATGAGAGAAGCTTCAATGGAATAATTTTTGTTCTGCTTATCGCAGAAACCATTAAATACCAATAATCATCACCTCCACTCTTATAGTGAGTATAACACAAGAAAGGAGAGATTATAAGGAGAAGATGACAATTATCAAATTTAAAAATGGGGAAACAATCGAAATTCCGTGTGTGTTCCCGGATGATATTGTGAAACCAGACATTAGAGATAAACTGATACGTTTGGAATGGGATGACGCTGGAAAGCAATATTGTTTGAAATTTAACCCAGTAGATGTGCTCTATGTAAAAGAGATTACACCTTCCTAAAGGAGATTATATCACAGAAAGGAGACTAATGAACGAATTACAGATTTTTAATTCGCCAGAGTTCGGAGATATTCGGACAATAACTATTGATAATGAACCTTGGTTTTGCATGATTGATATATGCAAAGCATTAGAAATTTCAAATCCGAGCCAGGCAAAGACAAGGTTAAATGCAGATGGGGTCATTACAAATGAGGTCATTGATGGTATCGGGAGAAAGCAGAATGCTAACTTTGTAAATGAACCCAATATGTATAAATTGATTTTCCAGAGCAGAAAAGAATCTGCCGAAAGGTTTACAGACTGGGTGACAAGTAAAGTTCTCCCAGAAATTCGAAAGACAGGTTCCTACAGAAAACCATTGACGGTTGCCGAACAAATTCAGATTCTTGCCCAGGGCACAGCAGATCATGAGGAAAGAATCGAAAAACTTGAAAATACAATGACAATTGACTACGGTCAGCAAAAATATCTTGGGGATCTGGTTTCGCTAGTGGTTATTGAAGCGTTGGGCGGAAAGAAATCTAATGCCTATTCAGAAATCGGAAAGAAAGTATTCGCAGAATGTAATCGAGATGTGAAATCTTATTTCGGTGTAAACGCAAGAAACAACATTCCAAAATTAAGATATGAGGAAGCTGTGAAGTACATCAAGGGATGGCAACCGTGTACAAATACAAAAATGCAGATTCGCGATTGCAATTATGATATTAATTCAGAAAGAAAATGAGGGTAAAACAGTGAAAGATATTAAAAGCTACGAATTTTATGGAGATAATCCAGAAATTTTTCATTCTCTTGTAGGTTTTGAAATTGCAGATATTTTGTTCACACATACCAAAGAAGAAAATGAGAATGTAGTTGTTGTGAAGTGTGCAAATAAGCAACATGTTGAAATTGATCTTCTCTTTAAAGAAGATGGAATATTTGTTACTGAACCATTTGCGGTGGATGAAGATCTTACAATTATTGAATAGGGGAGGTGAACAAAGAATGTTAGCAGATGATTACGTTGCCGAAAGGTTATCCGATTATGATTCCAAAATATATCAGTTATATCGCCACAAAAACGGACAGAAGGCAAGCGACCTTGTAGAAAAAGTAAAAAACGAAATTGCCGAATGCGGTCTGTCCGCCACTGAAGCGAAAGGCTTTTTAGAGTACATGAAGATTGTTATTGACGCTCAGTCACATCTTCCCATTCAGAAATAACGGAAGTTTTTATTGTTTCTGCTCCGGGAACATTGCCATCATCAATCTCATTTGCGGCATGAAGCATTGAAATTATTTTATGAGAATAAGGATGTTCCTTTCCGCAATTCGGGCACACAACCTTGTCTGTACTTATTCTTTCACTTATATAGTAATCACAATGACAAGTACAGGAAACTTTTAATTTGAGAAACATTTTAACACACCTCCTTTCTGAACACATTATACCATTCAGAGGGAGATAATAAAAGAAAATAGGGAGGAAAAACAATGATTAAATTTGAAAACGGCTTAGTTAATATTTCTGGTAAAGGGATTGATATTCTTTCAGAGTATGCAGTTATCACCCATGAAATTAAAGAGATGTTCGTAAAAAATGGTGGAGAAGAGAAAGAAATAAAAGAGCAGCTTAGACATTCTTTCGAGCATGGTCTTATGAATGAGGAAGAATTTGACAAAGAAATCAAGGAAAAGTTCAAACAGGTAGATGCAATTATTCCGATTGTGTCGCTTCTGGAAGAAATGCTTAAAACATTTGGAGCAAAAGATAAGGAGGACTAATAATGGGAGAAACTAAGAGCACAGATTATATTCCAGAGAACGCCAATGAGGAATATGCACTTCTGGTTGGAAGATTAAAGGCATTTGAAGCTTGGGCGAATAATGTGAAAGATTATGATTTCACAAAGGACATGGCATTTAGAATGCTTGGGCTTGGTTTAGAGGAATCAAAGGAGGAAAAGAAAGAATGAAATGCTTTAAAGGCTTTGATAAAGACTTAAAGTGCAGAGATTTCCAGTATGAAATCGGAAAAGAATATTCGGAAGAAAAAGCAGACATTTGCAATTATGGATTCCATGCATGCGAATTTCCTATGGATGTATTCAATTATTATCCACCTTCAGATTCCAGATATTGCGAAGTGGAGCTTGAAGCGAATAATCAGAAATCATCTGATTATAGCAAGAGAGTTGGGAAGAAAATTTCCGTGAAAGCAGAAATTGGAATTGCTGGAATTATCAAAGCTGGCGTTGAATACATCAAAGAGCAAGTTAATTGGGAAGACGATAAGGCAACCAATACCGGAGATCAGTCAGCGGCAACCAATACCGGAAATCAGTCAGCGGCAACCAATACCGGATATCAGTCAGCGGCAACCAATACCGGATATCAGTCAGCGGCAACCAATACCGG